TGGCCGTTAAGTTTATGAATCACCGTAAGGTGAGCGGCCAACTGCCTAATCCATCTGATATACTAAACGGTAAAGTTAAAGATCTTAAAACTAAAGAAATATCAGCAATGTATTCTTTAACAGTATCTTTGTGTTATGAACTACAACAGGCACACGAGAAGAAAGAAAAAAATTGGAACGAACAAGCAGATAGATTTTTCCATTACATGATGGATAATTTTGAAACTGAATTAGTTGTAATGGGTGCGAAGATTGCACTGACAAATTACAAACTTCCGTTTGATCCTAGCAAGTTAAAATCATTTGATAGGTTCCATAAAAAGTTTGGCAAATATGTCATCACTGCTATGGAGTCTAAATAATGGATTATAGAGATCAAAAGATCATAGACAAACTAGTTACAGCAAGAATTGCCTTACTATTGAAACATCCTTTCTTTGGCAATCTTGCTACTAGATTGAAACTTGTTAATGCCGATGATTGGTGTCCTACTGCTGGTACAGATGGCAGACATTTTTATTATAACACAAAATTTATAGATTCGCTATCCCCAAGAGAAGCAGAATTTTTATTTGGTCATGAAGTATTACACAATGTTTTTGAACACATGATGGTAAGGATAGGCGATAGAGATCCACAACTTTGGAACATAGCGGCCGATTATGCTGTGAATCAAATACTTAAAGATTCAGGCATTGGAGAAATGCCCACAGGCAAAAAAGGTGAGAACAAAGGATTCCAAGATGAAAAATACAAAGATTGGCCAGCAGAACGAATATACGATGACCTTTACAAACAGGCCAAAAAGAATGGAAAAAAATCATTAGAAAAATCCGGCGAACTTATGGACGAACATGTTGATTGGGGTAAAGGTGACGGTGCAGGAGAAGGTAAAGGTAAGGATAAAAAAGGTGGCAAGAGTAGTAGGCCTGTTTACACAAAAGAAGAATTAAAAAAGATTAGAGATGAAATCAAAGAAGCAATGGTAAGTGCGGCACAATCTACAGGGGCAGGTAGTTTACCTGGTGCATTACAAAGGCTAGTATCTGATTTGACAGAACCAAAAATGGATTGGAGAGAAATATTACAGCAACAAATAATGAGTACAATGAAGTCTGATTATACATGGATGAGACCTAGTAGGAAGTCTTGGCATACTAGTGCTATTTTACCAGGCCAAAACAACGATGAAATGATTGATATATGTTTGGCCCTAGATGCATCTGGTAGTATAAGCAACGAACAGTGTACAGAATTTTTGACAGAAGTAAAAAACATAATGGATCAATATAAAGACTTTAGAATACATTTATGGACTTTTGACACTGAAGTTTTTAATCCAAAAGTGTTTACACCAGATAATGCAGAAGAACTTTTAGAATACAAACTAGGATCTGGTGGTGGAACAGAGTTTGAATGTAACTGGGAATATATGAAAAATGAAGGTATAGAGCCTAAAAAATTTGTTATGTTCACAGATGGTTGGCCATTTAACAGTTGGGGTGACGAACACTACTGTGACACAATATTTCTTATCAACAATCCATATGAAAGAAACATAGAAGCACCGTTTGGAATGACCGTTCAATATGAGGATTAATCCATTAAATTTTTTCAACCGAGAACTAAATTTTTTACCAGATCATTTTGTTAATACTTTGGTAAGAGTTCACGATTATGATGTTGAAAGAATGCGTAAATGGATATATCAAAATTGCCGTGGTAGATATAGTATTACCAAAGATGTACAGATGACTGGTAATCAAACTAGAAATGTCACTGTGATTGGCTTTGAAGAACCTGGTGATCTTACATTGTTCGCTTTGTCAGGAATAGCCCAAAACAATCAAAATTAGTCGTTGCAGTAGATAATTAATTTTAGTATAATATGCGTATATTATATTAATTGCAATTAATAGGAGAAAAAATGGCAAGCGAAGAAACTAAAAAAGCAGAACCAGTGGAAAAGGCGACGGCCCAACCCGAGGCACCTGCTCAAGATCCAAATGCTTTATCACTTGGAGACTTGAAAAACTTATCAACTATTTTAGATGTTGCTTCACAAAGAGGTGCGTTTAAGGCCGCGGAGATGGCTAATGTTGGTTTTCTATATAACAAATTGACTTCATTTTTAACAAAAATTGAAAGTCAACCACAAGCGGCTCCAGCTAGTGATCAAACAATCACACCAGCACCAGCAAGCATGGAAAGTAAACAAGGATAACACTATGGCAAATCTAATGAATCTAAACCAAAGCATGGCAATGGGTCCAGATGCAGGAAACCAAGAAGGAGCAGTACAAAGAAATTTTTACAAACACGTTGGTGAACTTGCAGATGCATCAAAAGCAAAAGTGGTTGTGGTATTCAGAGTGGTACCAGGCGAACCAAATAATTGCTTGGTTGTAGGGACAAAGTTTTTATCAGATGTATATCATAACGGACTGATGAAGGCTGTTGAATCCGAAGGCGGACAAGCGGCAGAGGAACTTGGTTCATATCTAGCCAGACAAACATTCGCGGACGGAACTAACATGTTAGCTGTGTTGAACAACGACAATTATATTAAAAAGTTCAAGACCAAAGACATTGTTATGACTTATGGACCTACTGCTGAAGGTAGGATTACTCTTAATAAGTTGAACGAAATGATAGCAAAAGAAAAAGGTGTCAAAGTAAGTGACTTGGCAGTTGTAGATGATGCACCAAAAACACCAGCAACTGAAAATAAAACAGATGCCAAAAAAACTGCCACCAAAAAATAGTAATTGGTTGCAACTTACAAAAGATTTTGTAAAAGAATGGCCGGAAGTTTTGGAGGGACTACACTTCCAAAATCTCCCGGTCAAGTATCTTGAATATGTCAATATAAGTCTTAAAAATAATATTACTATACATTATAATATCAAAAAAGAGCTAAGAATAAAAAAGCAAGATACAGTTGCTAAATTTCTTAAAAAAACTATCCAAATAAATTATCAAAAAATAAAAAGCATAGACCTTAAATTTGATATTCCAACTTTGAAAAAAGATATGGAATCAAAAACAACTGCAATATTACAAAAAACTTTTAATAGTAATTAAGAGTATTTTTTATGATAGTACTGGTTTAACCAATCTAGCTCAAAACTTAATTTTAAAGCAGTAATGTTATCTTTGTTTTGATTAAAATACTGCATTGCATCAGTGGCACCGTTCAATACAGATTCTGCATGATCTCCTACTCCAATAGTACACCATTTCTTAAGCCTGTATTTTGATTCTACAGTAGGTGACATTTGTAATAATTTTAGCACTTCTCTAAAAGTTGTACGCCATGCCATTTTAGCTGTCTGGTTAAAATGATTAATTGAACTTAAAATTGGAACATGATCGTGTGGTGCTGAAAGTGTGAAGTCTAATCCAGGTTTAACAGTTTTAATTACTAACTCTTTATTGTACAACAGCACTGCACCATGTCCGTACTCAAGGCCGTTTACAGGATTACGAGCGTTAAAAATATAGTGACATGGATTTTTTAATCTGTCCGGTTGATATGTGAAATTAAATGTATCAACTATTTCATGCTTTGGAGTTACAAAAAAGAAATAGTCTGTATTACTCATCTGTGCGGCTGTAATATAAGCTAATGCTCTTGACCCAATACCTTTACACCATTTTGCTCGAGGAAACTTACTATGTAAATTTTTAAACTGTACTTCAGCATTTGGTTCATCATAGGATAAAAATATAATGTCCATGTCTTTAACTTTATAGTCCAATGGATAATTTACATGGCGTTCAATATCATAAAACTGTTTAATGTTGTCTACATGCGGTACCAGCATAATATCTTTTGTTTTACCCCATGAATATAGTTTTACGTCTTCCCAAAAACTTGGAAAAAAATTAGGAATTAATTTTTCATCCAGTGTACTGTTAACAAGCCACTTATAATAATTTGGCTTATCTGAATTATATGCGGTGTATGGATTACCTAGTTTAAATGATGTCTTTGGTATCCAGTTTTGAAACAGATTATTGTGTGGATGATAATTTATATCTTTGTAATCTCTTAGGTAGTCAAGGTTGTCTAATTGTTTTTTAAAAGCTTGTGTAGGTATTAAAAAAACATTGCCTTCTGTGTTTGTACCGCCTAAAGGATGTGTATTGTACCATACGTGAATTTGATGCTTTTCATGTTGTTCTGGAATATAATCGAGATCCATAGTATTGATATTCATAAAGTTTGCAAAAAACCAAAAGTATTCGGTCTTTACATCATCGATTATAGACTTCAATATTTTTAGATAACTTCCTGTAAAAGGCACTATTCTAGTGTTAGCAAATGGTGACGGGTTGTTTTTTGTATTTTTAAATCTTACTTGAATACTGTCGAAGCCATTCATAATAGTTTTTTAGTCCTTTGTCTAAGGTTGTCTTAGGCTGATAGCCCAGTAGATCTTTAGCCCTAGCAATATCTAGTGTTCCACGAAGAGGATAAAGATCATGTGTGCCTGTATCCTCAATATCAGATTCACTTGTTGTAATGCCAATAATTTTTTCTGCCAAAGATGCTAAACTAGTTGCATTACCATTTGTAATATTGAAACTTACATTTGATACTTGCGATAATGCCGCTTTAATAATTCCATCTGCCGCGTCTTCTATGTATGTAAAGTCAACTTTATTTTTACCGTTATGTAAAGTGATTGTTTCATTTTTCATTGCCTTTTCAAAAAATTTACTGACCACCCTATCAGGAAGATCGCCAGGCCCGTACACTCCAGATGGGCGAACTACAGCATAATTGAGACCTTCACGTTTAGCAAACAATTTTGTTAATCTTTCTCCAGTCAGTTTAGCTTCCCCGTAAATATTAATTGGTTTTGTTTTTGAATCTTCTTTTGCGCCGTCTTTGAAATCTCCATAAACCATACTGCTACTAACATAGACTATTTTTTGTACTCCAAATTTTGCACAATGCCATAATACATTTGTTGTAGTATCTACAACTTTAGGCACTCCATTAATTGGATCATTTTCAACAATTTTAGCACGAGGATATGTTGCAAGATGAATCACAATGTCAGGATGATATGAAAATGCTTTAAGACATGTACCTCTATCTAGTATATCGCCGTATACAAAGCTAACATTCTCTCGGTTCCAATTCATTTGTCGCCATTCAAAGAGCTTTTGTAATTCTTGTTTATCCAGTAAACCATATGTGTCGTGATTATCGACTATAGTAATTGAATGATCCTGTGACAGTATTTCTACAATCTTTGAACCAATAAATCCTTTGCCGCCTGTAATTAATATTTTCATCTTCTACCAACTCGTTGCATGTTCAATACTCCATTTATTAGAATTACATTTTTCACCACACTCTTGTGGCGCATCTCCAAACGGCATGTCTAAAAATAATTTTTTCCACATTGCATCGTCCATTACTTCACCTAGTGTTCTAGATGTATCAATATAATTGAAGATATTTTTATTATGATCATAACGTAAGCCTGTCCAACAACACGGGTAAAACTTGCCTTCGGCATTTAAGTAAAGGCCTTTGTTACCAATCATACATAAAGGAACTATAGATTTATTCTCAATATCTTCGTTGTTATATCGGTCCAAAAATATTGGATGTGTTTTATCTATCCAAATTTTATTTGTAAATTTTTTAATCGTTCTAGTAAATCTACCTGTTGCAATATATTTGTCACTTGGTTGCAAAGGATCTTCAGCAGGATATGATTTGTAATTTTTCCCAAACTTTGTACTCAAAGTAAGTTGGAATTGATCAAATCCTAAACTTTTTGCCATTTCCTGCATGTGTTCCAGTTTGTCTTCATTAAATTTAAAAGCTATCGCCGCCCATGTTTTGTATACACTACTACTTTCCATTTCTTCAATGCCTTGCATGATACTATTCCAATTACAATTGACTCTATATAGATTATTCGACTCTTGATCCCATCCATCTAAACTAAAATGAATATGATCTTTTTCATCTAATATATCAGCTAGTTGTTTCCACCAAGTTCTTGTTTTATAAGAACCATTTGTTATTATCAAAAATTGCACTTTGTTGTTTTCACTTCTTAACCAACTTAGAATAGATAAAAAATCCTTTGCATAAATTGGATCTCCATCGTCTCCACAAAATGTAATTTTTCTAACATCCGACAAAAGTTTACTTTTAAAATTTTCTTTAAACCAATTTAAACTTAAATCCTTATTTGTTAATCCTTCTGGTACTTCCTGACGAGAACACCTTGGACACTTTAAACTACATTTTGAACATAATTCTATGTGCCAGTGTTCTAATGGCCATTTGTTAATATTTTTCATCCCAATACATTCACACCATATTTTTTGGTAAATGCTTTACCATCATTTCTATCATTTACTATTGGCTGTCCCTTTATATTCAAACTGGTGTTTAAAAGTATAGGGCAACCTGTCTGTTTTTTCCATTCTGTCAGCAGTGCATGAAACCCTGGATTATCGCTTTTACGCACCGTTTGAACCCTACTTGTGTTATCGTAGTGTATTATGGCAGGAAAGTCTTTACCATGCGTACACGCCGCTGTATATTGCATATAAGGGGTGTTTTTAACACCACTAGGTAGGGTAAAATAGTCGTTTACATCTTCTTCTAATATAGCTGGCGCAAAGGGTCTAAACTTCTGCCTTTTCTTTATTCCATTTACCAAGTCTTTGATTTCTGGGCCACGTGGATCTGCTAATAATGATCTATTACCAAGTGCTCTTGGTCCAAATTCAGCTCTACCACTTGCAACTCCCACCATCTTATTTTCTTTCAATTCCTTTATTAAACTGTCTACTGGGTACTCGCCATCGATGTTATGACCTAAGAAAGGATTCTTCCACTGTAAATGTTGTTTTTCGTTTGCGGCTATACAACCAATAGATGACCCTGCGTCACCAGGATTAGGAATAATCCATACATTATCAAATAAATCAAGATTGGCAAGCACTCTATTGGCCGCACAGTTTAAAGCTACTCCGCCAGCATAGACTAAATTACGTGATCCATACTTACTGGCTCTTTGCCATAGTGAAGCCAAACATTCTTCTGTTACTGCCTGTATACTTGCGGCTATGTCCATTACATCTGCTTCCGGATGCCAATCACCTATTCCCTTGTGTAAATTTTTTTTAAGTTGAAATGGAGATTGTTCTACAAAGTCATTATAAATTTCATTTTTATATTTTGGTTTTCCATATGCAGCCATGCCCATTAAAATATATTCTTCTTCAGCAGGCTTGAGACCACATCGATGAGTAAATGCAGAATATAGTATTCCTATGCTATGCGGATACTTGATAGTTTCTTTTCTTTCTATCCATACTTTTTCCGCGGTTGAAATACTTACTGTATCCCATTCGCCAATTGCATCAACTGTCAATATTGTTGCTTCGTTAAACGGCGAAGTAAAATATCCTGCCGCGGCATGACTATCATGATGCTTCACATATTCGTCAATCTTTATTCCAAAGTGTTCTAGATGCCAGCTTGGTAACTCAGTGTAACTAAAAGCGGTACCATATTGGCCTGCATAAAATTGCCTAGTTTTTTTCAGCCAAGGTTTTTCATAGTACACAACTTTCTTAAACGGACCATATGTCATGGCCTCATTTACAATTGCTTGGTTCAGATAGTGATCATTTTTAATTTTAGAATATCTTTCGGCATGTGCGGCCCATAGTATTTTGCCTATTCCGTCCTTAATTTCTACCACTGCCATTGCGGCATCGTGATTCATACAATTTATACCTAATATTCTCATTTGCCAAATTCCCAACCTAAAACTAGGCCAATGTTTTCTTGTCCTTGGTATTTTTCATAGGCAGGTGAAATAAAAAAATTATTTTTTTTGTATCTTATCATTGGTACTACCTTACTAGTCGTGTATCCATTAACTAATCCAATTTCTAAAAATCCAGAATTAACCTGTATATGCTTTCCAATGTAAGCACTAAAATTATCTTCAGAATTATAGTAAACGCCTGCGATTGAATTTTTTACTGTGCATCTTGCGTGTGGATGTACTTGATTGTATTCAGCTTCCAGACCAACGTGTAGTGATATTGCCAAAAACAGTCCTATACAGCTCATATTAATCTAATTTGTTTTAATTTGTAAGCTTGCACCTTTTTATACCACATTAGTCTAAATTCTTGGTTTTCAGCATTTCTAAACGCTGTCATTAGATTCCATAACACTTTGTCTATTTCTTGCATAACTTTATTTGTAAATAAATGGATCTTTTTTCTTTAACTCTTTTAATCTTTTACGATAAGCTCTTTCCTGCTTAAATTTTTTGATTAAATTTTTTATCCAAGCGATCATCTTTTTCTCCTTAGGTTGGGGTTTAGTTGTTCAATTAGTCCAATATCAGATTCTAGTTGCTTAACCATTTTTTTGAAAGAATTAGTTCTTTGTAAACTATCATTAAGCTGTAATTTTAAATCTTGTATTTCCTTTTGTAATTTTGTCATTTGTTCCATATGTGTTTTTGGATTAATTGGATTTTTATCCATCTTAACTACTTTTATATCATCATTATTAATTTCATTCCATTTGTCTTGCATCAAGTGTACAGCATCTTCATGTGCTTTGTCTAGAGGGTGCGTTGTAGCTCTTTGATATTCATTTAACCAAGCCCACTGGTTAAAGCCCATCATCCTTTCGCCAAAACTAAACCAATTGGTAAAATCAAATTCATTATAAAGTTTAGTCATAAATTTGTCTTGATCTTTTTTATGATGTAAGTCGTTATAAAACAATGTGTTATCTGCAAGTGTAAAAAAATACGGAATTTTGTAATACTTTAGAATATTTTGTAACCAAATTATGGACTTCCAACTTAGATATGTTTCATGGTAATCATTTGCCGCATACTTGTATAGGCTTTCTGCAAATGGTTTTACATTTGCTTTTTTGGCATCATTAGTTTGCCTTGCCCAATCGTCAATCTGATGCTCGGATCCTTGTAGTTTTTTGTACACTTCACCCTTCATTGCTGATGTGCTCCATGGAGATATAGACGCCCACCTTGTATCTTCTAAGACTTTGTGCCGTGGCATAGCCCAATCATATCGTGATGTAAAAGTCCACATCACAGCCACTCTTATGGTATGTGGTTTATGATTCATTATTTCATTGAAAACTCTGCGGGCGATAGCACTGTTTCCAATACCTCCTTTAGCTGTGCATATATAATCATCCCATCCTGGCTTAATTTTATAAGCCCATGATTTTTTTGATGGGGTTTTTCCGTCCACATCGTCACTTAATTCATTTCCTAATGTGAAACTACAGCCACCAGTGATTAAAGTTTTTTTATCCATATATCTCCAACACATTATTTAAAAGTGGAAAAACTTGACCAAAATTTTCTTTCCTATAATTATCAGTTTGTAGGATTCTACGTTTTCTTTCATTTCTTATATCTGTTGAATCTCTATCAGCTGAATTCATATATCTAAGCGTGCCTGAAAAATCTTTTAAAGTATTGTATCTACTGTTCACAATATTTTTAATTTGCTTAGGCAAAGTTTGAATGTTAAAAACTTCTGGTTCAAAACAGGTGTTTACATAAAAAAATTTTGGGCAAAATTGTCTTACCCATAAATTTAATTTTGCCAAACTAAAAATATTAAAAATATTAATTGTTGAACAAATTTGAAATTCCATGTTATCTGGCTGATAAATTTTAAATTGATTAAGATTATAATTTACTTCTTTCCAATTTGCGCCGTATCTTTGATATTCAAACTGTTCGCCAACATCGTCAATACTGAATGCAATCTCAACACGTTTAAAATGACGCCATAAATCAAAAATTTCTCTTGATGGTAATTGTGTACCATTAGTGTTATAATGTATATCTTGCGAACTAGCGTAACCTTTCTCCACGCAATATTCTAAAATTTTAAAATGATTTTTTATCATAAATGGTTCGCCGCCTGTAAATTCAAAATATTTTGCATCTGCTAAATCATCCTTTACATCCTCGAAAAATTTAGGGTGTTTTTTTGGCCAACCGCCCTCTTTTAAATTTTTGCGTGCAACTGGGTTATCACCATAGTCAAGCTCTTCTTGTGCCCATTTGGAAGAACTCCAAGATCCGCATATGCGACATTTTAAATTACATACATTGCCTAACTTAAAATCAATAAATTGTAAAGTTGGCTCGCTGTAAGGAGTCCAATTTTCTAATGTCTTACGCATTTTGTATATAGAATTCATGCGTTTAGATGTTTTGCCGGCATCTTCTTCTGCCCAACAATTTGAACATTCAGTCGGTCTTTGTCCGGCTCTAAATTTAGCTCGTAAGTTTTCCATATAAGGATTCTTTTGAATTTGCCGCAATCCTGTTTCATATACTTTAACATTAGGTACATTGCCTTTATATAAACAACAAGGCGATGCCCCGCCATTTACATCTATTTCTAGATGTGTCCAAGGTAAAGGACAAATATTAGATTTTATATATTTTTCCACCAATCCAGTATCCTTTTGTCTTTGCTTAAAATTTTTGTAATATCTTGTTTCCTAATTTTATCTAAATACATTTGTCTTAATTTTCCTCTTTTTGTAGGAGTAAAAGTTTCTCTAGTTTTTAAGTTTTTAATTACTTCTATTAACGCTCTCTGCTTTGTTGTAGCACGTGGTTCCATATACTCCAATGATTCATCAATAATTGTATGCAGTAATTTTTTAGGCAAAGCTAATGGACTTAGTATTTCATCATTACTAAAAGTGAACATTACTTTTGTAAGAACTTCTGTGTTAAGTTCTTGGCTTAAATCAAACATATTTTTAATTTCCAATAATCCAGGCATTGTAATTGTATAATCTAATCTCATCTGTCTTGGATTTGTAGACACAGATAATCCTTCTTTAAAATTTCGTAACCATTGTGTGTAATCCAATCCATCTCTTATGTATTCCGCAACCTCGCCTGTGCCATCCATCGATGCACAAACTTGCCAATCATTGAAGTAGCTTAGTAAATCAAATAAATTAGATTTTTGGAAAGATGTCCTGCTTAAATTTGTATTGTATCTTACATATACTTCATCTGCAAAACCTAGCTCGATTATCCTTTCCATTGCTTTCCAATGCATATCCCACATTAACGGCTCTCCTCCGCACCAATATATTTCACGGACCTGTTTTGTTTCAATAGCATCTACAAATTCTTCAACCACTTGTTTGTCTTGAAATGTTTTAATTTGTTCTCGTAGTGGTGAGGCCATCCAAGGTTGTGATTCTTTGCTCCAAGTTTTATGTTTTCGAGATTCTGCTTCCCAACTTGAACTCAGCATATCTCCACACATTCTACATTTAAAATTACAAAGATTGTTAAACCTATAATCAAAACTTATAGTAGGCATTGTGGTTGCACCCGTGAGATCTGTTTTTTCAAAAGCTTCGTCTATCCTGTTCGAAAATAATTTATTCCAATATGATCGGTAAACATCTGTGTTTAAAAGTTTATGATCACATACCTCACACTCTGGCAACTTTTCGCCTGCTAACATTCGTAATCTTACTGATTTCATATGAGGAGAATTCCAATGTTCTTGCAATGTCATAGGTTTATATTTTTTAGCATTATTATCTGTGTCAATGTATTGCTTAAAACTTTGGGCAGGTTCTCTTGATGCACAGCACATACGTCTCTCTGTCTGTGGAGAAAGATATGTGTGTGTCCATGGAGCCATACAAAAAGTTTTGTTGCCCTCATTTGGTTTAATTTTTTTCATATTCCTCAAATAATTGTTTCCATTCCGGAAACACATCAGTAAAATTTTCATTTCTAATTTTGTCGTATTTTCTAGTTTCCTCAACAAATGTTGGCATATGGCGAGACATATCTTTTTTGTTCATCCAGTCTAGTGCTGATACAAATCCTTTTGTTGCACGTGTCAAATGATCCTTTGCTTTTAACCATTTCATATGCTCTTCATATTTTTCTGTCACTTTATTTTTATATTTTTGCGGTAGTAAATCCATACGTTGCCATAACGGATATTGTAATAGGTTAAAGTTAAAATCCTGTGGCTTTATTAATTCTTGTTCTACCCAACTTTTATGAAAATCAGGCACGTGTAGGGCATTAGACAAGCCTACAGTTGAACTAATATAAAAATCAACTTGCGGACAAACTTCAAGCATACGTTTTCTATTTGCCACTGTCTCTTCCCATACTGTGCCTTTACGCATTAATTCTGCTCGCGATCCTTCTGCATCTAAACTTGCTCCGATTGAAACAGAATCAAATTTGTTCCATAGTTCAAATATGTCTGTCCCTTTGAATTTTGATTTACTAAAGTTTGTATTATAAATTAATCTTACGTGATACATTTTTCTTTTATCTAATTCTTTTAAAATTCGTAAGTGTTCTTCCATAATAATTGGTTCCCCGCCAGCAAAATAAAACTGTTCAACATGATCAAACTGTTTCAACAGTTGTTCCCATATATCATTACTATCTCTACCCGCTTTCATTATTTTTGCATGATTGGGCGGTGCACCTGTAAGTTTTTTATGATCTTCATACCAATTTGAACTAAACCAAGTGCCACAACTTCTGCAAGCCATATTACACAAGTTAGAAAAACGTATGTCCCAATACTTTATTATAAAGTCGGCTGTGCCGTCAGGCTTTGTAGATTCGGTCATGTTTATGTTATGTCCAAAATGCTTATTGGAACTTAAACGTAGGGAAAAGAAACCAGAATCTTCTTGATCATAACATTTGAAACATTCTCTAGACTTTTTATTATTCAGCATATTAAGGCGTATCTGTTTCATTTTTGGTCCATTGAATACTTCCTCCATAGAATCTTTATTCACATTACCAACTGGCAATTTATCTAATGCAAAACAACAGGGATAAGCCCTACCATCTGGAAATGCATGCAGATGCATCCAGGGTAACATGCAAAACGACTTACTATCAATTAATAACTCCTTTTCCCTAGGCGTCATATCCTTAATCTTTAATTTTTCAGGCTCTTTGGCCCCGTACTCATATGCCACGATACCATTCTCCTATTATTGGAAAAGTCTTTTCAAAGTCTTTATCTCTACGTTTATCATATTGACTGTAAAATGTTTTAAAATCTTTTTGAAGTTTAGTTTGTTCTGCCGCACCGGCATGTGGAGTTTTAACAACGTCTAAATAATCTATCAATCTTTGTGTGTGATTTATTTCCATTTCTTCCAACCATTTCTTATTATTAATTAAGAACTTTTCAATATCTCCTTTAAATTTATTTCTTAGATCATCTGGCAAAATTAATGGAGATTGGAAACTAGGAAAGCGTAAAATATTAAGCGTGAAATTCAAAGGCGTCTTATATACACGATTTGTACAGTCTTTCAAGTAAACTAAAGTTTCTAAAAACTCAGATAGAGATTCTAAACATAATGCGTTAATTGTACACATGTTATGAATTTGCATTGGAACCTTATGGACCATGAAGTCAATAATATTTTTGTACCATTCAATATAATCTAAACCATCCCTAATATATTCTGCCTGTTTAAAAGTTGCTTCATTTGAAGTATACAATTCAAATCTATCAAAATTTTTTAATTTATCTTTAAACTTGTTCATAACTTTATCATTTGCACATAAGTTTGAATTAATTGCTAGTCGCATATTAGGATTCATTTTGTCTCCTTGCGTTTCTATCCAGTCTAATAATCTCCATAAATTAGGAGACATCATAGGTTCTCCACCTGTAATTCTAAGTTCATCTAAACTTTTGTGTAGATCAGTTTCCCACCATTTGTAAAATGCTTCAACATAAGGATTAGTTTCGTCTTTCTTATATGGTTCAGCAGATTCGTGACTATGAGTGAAGTGATTACGTCCATCTGAGGTAAGTCCTACATATGGGCCTTTTTGTTTTATATCGTTTGCCCATGTCGTGCTAAAAGCTGGATTGCAATACGAGCAAGCAAATTGACAAGTTCTATCAAAAGCAATCTCTAAAGTTTTCAAATTCCAATTGGCGTTTGGATCTGACTTAAATGCATCATCTAACGCATTGTTTGAGAATATTTTAGATTTATACACTCGATCACTAATTGCATCACGTCCAATATCTTCAATTTTCCAACAATACTCACAACCGGAAGGCCTTTCACCACATTGCATTTGTCTACGTTGTTCTTTTTTTTGAACTGTGTTGTGTATTGCACTGGGATTTGTTTTAATTTCTTCCAGATCAATCTTGTGGGGTAACGGATGGTGACAACTAGTAGTCATGCCACTACCTAACCATATTGTAGCATTGTACCATTTTGCTCCACAAAAACTGGCAGACTTTGTATCTAGTATTTGTTTCTTATAATCTAATTCGTTCATAAACTTTATCTGCCCATTGTTTGTTTTGTTCCACAGTCATATGATTTATTGTGCCAATTCCCCAGCCGTGTTTTTCACCTGCTGATTTACTGAATGTAAAGACACTTTCATCAATAAATTTACCAGAGGTCAATTTTATATTTGCATCTTTGCCTGCTGTTTCAAAAGGACGGAAACTCCACATCTGCACAATTTGTTTGTTTATTTTGGACAATACGTTTTGATCGTAGTGTTTTAAAGAATATTCATAGGCCATTTCGTCCTTGTCATAGTTGTGCAGATACTTCCAGTAATAATCTAATGCCTTGTACACATTAGGATCAACCCCTTCTAGTGGCTCTGTGTTGGCACTTAATATTAAACTAGGATGAAACAATCTATATGGTTCTGTCCAACAGAAAACACTATAATCTGGAACTATATTTTGTTTTATCCTTTGATTAAATTTAAAAAATGTTGTCCAAATACTTCTGCCTGGCTCCCCCCAATTAACAACTTTGGCATTAAGTTTTGATGCCAACAACACACACCAACTTTCTGGTTCTCGACCTGCACAAAAACTATCTCCAAAATACCCTATTGTTTTCATAAATTTTTACACTCCATCCAAAATTCTTCCATTTCAGGAAATACATTTAAAAAATTTGTACCACGTCTACGATCGTGTTCGTTGAAAAATGCGTAAAAGTTCTTCTTTAATTTCGTGCTAGCGTCAGCGTTTTTTTTCCAATACGCAAGATTGCGTAGCATTTTTTGGATTTCAAAGTCTTTAAATATGTGTAGTCCTTTGTCCTCTCCAGAATTTTGTTGCATGTAAGCTATGTTGTCTTTGTGAATTTCTTGATATGCTTCTGGAAGCATTGTAATCTGTTGCCATTCAGGCTGACGTAGCAAAGGTATATCAAACCATACTCTTTGATAAGTTTTGCTATGACGTTTTCTCAGCTCTAAGATGCCTTCTAGTAACTTACGCATGCTTACAACACTAAGGTTATTGTAAGTGATAATAAATGTCACACTGTTTCTTTGTGGTATACGCTCCAAAAATTCATCCACGTTGTCCCACATACGATTAAACTCCAACCCAAAACGTATGTATTCTGCTTGTTTTGCCCATGCATCCACACTCACAAACTGCATCACATGTTCAACCTTTTCTTGCATACAGATAGTTTGCAACATGTTAAAGTATTTTGTTTTTAATTTGTTATTGGGTGGACACATGTTGCTGGTTATGTTCAAGTGTAAATCATCCTTGGGATGATCTATTATGTATTGAAACACTTTGTAAGTGTTATTATCCATCATAGGCTCTCCGCCTGTCATACGAAAGTGCTTAAGATTTTTATACAGTGTTGGCCACCATTTCCAAAATGCTGTCACATAAGGATTGTCTTCGCGGTTTGGTATTGGACGTTGCTTGCCCATAAAGTGTTCAGGAGCATTATGAGGAGGTGTGGTTGGAAACTCTCCATAACGCTCCGTCTCTTGTCCCCAGGTAGTGGAAAACTGTGGCGAACAGTAACTACACTTGAAATTACAAGCATGGTTAAAATTGACTTCCACGTACCTGGGTGTCCAACTTGTGGTCATTGGATTCTGTTTGATTGCTTCAAAGTCCTGCATGGCCCATGGCTCACCACTACGATAATGTCTATCTGACATTTCGCCTGTGTCCTCCATCTTCCAACAGTAGGAACAGCCATCTGGCCGTTCACCTTGTAGCATCTTAAATCGTTGATCTAGTTTTTCCGAAGTATTGTGTAGTGCGGCAGGATTTGTTTTTACCGCTTCTGCATCTATTTTATGTAAAGGTGGATGATAACAACTGTTTGTCAAACCTGTAGGCAAATGTAGTGATACCTGATTCCATTTGGCCAAACACATAGAAGGCGATACAGTGGCCAGTTTTGCTTTCGCAAGCTCGGCCTGTTGTTTATAATCACTGGTACTCACGGTCTTGCACTCCTTTGTTAATGTGTTGCGGCATCACAAACCTATAAAATCTACTGTCTGCCTCATCATATTCTGCTATTGGTATGTCTAATTGCTGACGCAAACTGTTTCCGAACATCAATAATTCTTCATCGACATTGCTGTGTGTAAGATCAGCAAAGTATTGGCCTAGTTCATCTAAATCGCTGACTTTGAAAAAGTTATTTCTATCTTCAATTACAGTGTAGAAACACCCCATTCTTGCACCTAACATGGCAAATTTTCCATTTTCTACGTCTGCTCCAATTGTACACCAAGTGCTGAGAATGTTTAAATTAGTACGCCATATAGTATTGAATTCTTTTGCAGTGATTGGCTTTCCTTTGTGGGTACTCATTTTAACACCTTCTCTGTATCCGGCAATAAAAGCTTGTCGTGACGTGGCATTTATTACAGTAGTTGAATAACAATTATGTAAATTTTCATGTGGCACTCCCCAACAAAAATCTATTTTGTTTTCGTCCGTTGTGCTGTTTTCGTGTGTATTCATTTGGAGGCATATATCTTTTGGCCAGCCTACTAGACCGCCATTACCGTATACAAGTCCATTTATATTGTTTCTTGCACGCCAACGATGTACTGCCTTTGGATTTGTTAAGTCAAAATTTAAACTTTCTAATAAAAAACTTTCGTCCAAAATATTATCACCGTCTACAGAAATAAAAAAATCTGTTGTTGCCACATTGGCTGCGGCTTTATGGGCAGAGTCAAAACCTTTTACTCCATCTACACGTTTCGCCCAAGGCACTTTACTTTTTAAATCAGCCCAATTGTGTTCCTTATTTGGCTCTTTGTAGCTTATGTAGACAAAATCAAGGTCACTTATTCTTACCTTTGCCATGTTTCACCTCCCTCAACAACTGCATTAGGCCAGTGTATATCATTGTCCAGAAAACAATAACCTTTAGTTGATTTTTTTAACACAGGATATGAAGCTTTGTAAACTGGTTTTGGTCTTAAAACAAATTCAGTTGCTGATTTCCACATGTATGCGTCTTCGCCATGTTGCATTACTTCTAATTTTTTTTCAAGTGTAACAACAACATTTTGCCCTTGTATTTTTACTGTATGCACCTTTGGCTTAGGTGGAACATATAAATTATTCAATTCTTTAAGAAAGTCTGACATTCAACTCCTTATCAAAATAATGCCACACACGTGACATCCGTTGTTCACCTAAATATAATTTGTTTTGCGATTCGTTAGGATACAAATAGTTGTTAATGTCTTTCACATGTTTTAGTCCGTGTATTGCAGGCTTATGGTGAACAAATTTGAACCAATCGTAATTGACTAAACTAAAATTGTAAGGATCAATAATTCTGTGTGCTAGAGCAAAAACTACATCTGTGCTTGGGTATGGATCATGACATGCAATTAATAAATCCTTTTTGACTATGTTCCAATTTGTTGCAATTGCTTTTGCAACATTAAAAAATTTTTGGGCTTCTTTGCTTTTACGAAAATACATTAAACCGTTGTAAATATTTGGCAGTTGGTTTTTAACAAACAGTTGCCTATATGTTTTATCGTGTACTATGTTATCTCTGTAGTCTCTACAATGCACACTGAAGACCAAATTATGTTGCCATAAATGATACCACCACCAATCTGTGTTAATAGTCCACAACATATCTGCTTCTAACTTAATTGTGTGAGTAAAAGGAGTTAACCTAAAAGCTTTGTATTCGTTTGCCCATTTGATGGCATGTGTGTCACTGGCATCATCTTCTAAAACTTTTACTATATCAACATGATCATTTTCAAACTTGCTTTTAATATCTGTGACAACACAGATTTGGTTTTCCTTATTGTGCTGTTTAATACTTTTAGCCAGCTTTATTGATAATTCAACATAATCTGTTTTGTCGTTGTTTTGGGCAAACCATAAAAATCCTTTAGACATACGCTACCTCTTTGTTCAACACATGGACATCTTGGCTTTCAATCCAATCAATTTTATTATTATACTGCCACGCAAGGCCTTTATTGGATATTTTGCATATTTTACAGTCAGGCGGTAACGTAGATAAAGCAAAAGGAAACGTATTATAATCTACAAAACCATTAAGTTGTTGTAAAGCTATGGCGAATACATAATCATTGCGATAGTTTTTTGAAAAAATCCTGTATAAATTGTTGAAGTATGAATAATATGCCTTAACGTATTTTATCATATCAAAAATTTGCTTGGCTTTTTTGGTTTTTCGAAACACAAATACCGTGGCCCATACCATAGGAATCATACTCCATACTCTTTGATGGAAACTGTTTCTATGCGTGAGATCAAAAACTTTTTTTGGTACTAGGAAGTCGTATTTTGTATCTAAAAACTGTAAAAGATTGTCTGTAAAGCAAAAATAATCTATATCCATCACTAATGTTGTATCGTATGGGGATAATTCGTAGGCAAGATGTCGATCAACATTATTCCATTCCTTGCCTAATTTTGTATTTCCCTTTTCAGGTTCAATTAATTTGTAATTTACAAAGCCTAAAGGTTTTACTTTTGCAAAAGTTTCGTGGTTTGTAATAACAGTTATTTCTAACTGTAAATTTTTTTTTATTAGAGCAACACATCTTTCTAAAATTTTATGATATTCAATATCTTGAGTGTTAAAACAAAATAATAATACACCTTTAGTCACTAGTCACCTTTCCGTTCAAATGTTCTTGACATTTGATGATATGAACTAAGACTCTCCTGGTTTCTTTCTATCAGTTTTTGTAAAAACTGCTCTGGATTTTGTATTTCAACAGGATTATTATTGCTGTCTAACACAAAAAATGTTGTATATAGATCTTTTAATGTTTTAACCATGCATATTGTTTGTGTATCTGCACAGAAAATATGTTCGTTGTACACTATCACTTGTCTCGATTTTGCTTTTTCCAAAGCATTACGTTTTGCAATTGCAATGTCGTAAGAAAGATCTGATTGTTTTTTTAGTTCGCCAATGTCCATACCACAATTATACAATAATTATGGTGTAAAATCAACCTGGTAAAATTATTAACCTGTGCTATTAGATACTTGTGCGTTTGATGAAGATTGAATAGCTGCCGCCAGTCCTTCACTGTCGTTAGGGTGTCGCTCAGTGACTGTGCTTCTTACCTGTGGCGCATTGTTTGGATCTGCTGGTACACCGGCTGTATTACCTGAGGTAAATGTCCCGTCACTTGCACCATCTAAAAAGATAATCTTGACAGTAATTACAGTTGCAGAGTCAACAGAAGCGTCCAATTTTGCTTGTACTTCTAAACTGTTGTCTGTGTAATTTGAGTTGTCTGAAGTTAGTTTTATTATATTTTGGTATGAAGTAGTAAGATCTCTGTATCCTCTTGACAAATTATTTGTTGTTAAAGTTTCTGATGATCCTGATCTTGTAGTTGCAAGCGATCCAATGTCTAAATTTCCTAAACCTGTTCCAAGATCTGTAAACACAGTATCTTTATCTCCGTCTACCGATCCTGACACGTCACACACCAATCTAATTTTTCCGCCAGCATTAAAATAGTGCCGCATTGTGTTAGCATTTGCAAAGGTAACAGATATTTCATGTGTTGCTGTGTTCCAACCTGTTGAGCCTGTTGTCACTTGCCTCAATTGATTATTTGTTAAACCACCACTTGCAGATGTACTTCCTGCCGCAACCGCCGTTGCCAAAGCCGCCAAGTCAGTTTCTAGTGCCGATTTTATTGCAATCGTGTCACCTGCTGACACTTGTGTTCTTGCTGTGATACTAACATTTGTATGATTTGCAATGTTGTCAATTCCTGTCATCAAAGTGTTGAATTGAGCCGCAGTAACGGTGCCTGCCACAGCAGTAACTTGTGGCAATTCAGTTTGACCTAATCCGTATTCTCCTGAACCTGTGCCTGCAAAATGGTTATAACCAAATGGATCACTAGAACTTGCTACAAATACGTTGTATTGTGCCGCTGTTATTGTATCACCTGCAATATATGCCATAAATTATTTTACTCCTATTATACACTCTGTTAATTCTGTAATATTAGTATATTTATCCTTAATTAGTCTACCTAATACATTGAAATGAGTACATTGAGATAGCTCTGCTACTTTTGCTTTACCGTCTCCAGCTGATATTAGTCTATCACCAGCTTTTCCTGTTCCAATAACTTTAACATTTACTCTTCCTTTTAAAGCTATCATAGGATGTGAGTCATTGTTACCAGCATTTGCATTCATTAAAAATGCTGGAGATTCAGACACAACTCCAATAGCTCTGGTATCACCCTCTTCTAAACATTTTGTAACTTCTTCACTACCACCTAACATAACCACATCACCTACTTCAAGTTGCATGTCAGCGGCATATCTTTCAGCCAAATCAGCGTATTGCGCCGCAGTAGATGTTGCGTGAACAATATTAGCTCTCATATCCACTAAAGTTGGCGCGGACATTTCTGAACCGCCTACGTCGGTAGATTTGAATGCAGTCCAGGCTCCGCCTGCGTTTCCAAATATTGTTGTACCGTCGTCCGCAAAAGTTTCGTCCCATACAAAAAATATGTCTTGTTCTGTGGCAGTTGACGCATTGCCTCTGTTTACTTTCAATCCTGTAAAGTTTGGCATTCCAGAATTACTTGAAACATTCCTGTTAAGTTCAATAATGTTGTCTTCAACAGTCAAGATAGATGTGTTACTAACTACTGAGTCTCCATCTACTTGTAGATTCCCATAAACTCTTAGATCACCCACAGCCGGCAGTTCAACTCGACCGGTATCACCGTCTAAAGTAATAAGAGTGGTTGTCACTCCACCGTCGTTCACAGTAAAAATTATGTCTTTATCTTGGGTGGTCTGTGCTATGGTTAAATTATCGCTTGCCATAGTAAATGTAATATCTGAACCAGCACCTAAAGTTAGTGTAGTACCATCTGCTAGTACTCCTAATGTTCCTGAAGTGGTGTCATCGGCATTTGATCTCAAATAATTTGCCGCTGCAACTCCGCCTAATGAGTCAGAATCAGTAGCTGTGCCTCTGAATTTTGCAGAAGAAACTGCTGATGATAATTGTATTCCTTGTGCTAGGCTTGAAAAACCTGCCGCTACTAATGCCGCACCTTTAGTTTCAGTGCCGCTTGGTGTAAAGGCTAAATTTGAAACTACTCCTACAACTGCATCATTCGCAATAAATTTTAAAACATCTCGGTTTACACCGGTGTTGTCTTCAACTGTTTCTGCCACTGCGGTTGTTACACCAGTTCCTGCAACTGTGGTTGGTCCAATCAAGGTCCATGCAGAACCATCGTAAATGTAATATTGTTTGTTGCTTGTGTCGAACCATTCGTCTCCTAACACAGCACTAGTCGGCTGTGACGTAGATGGAGTTGGAGAACCTACTGGTTTGAATTTTGTACCTGTGTAAACATTTAGTTGTTGATTTGTTTTATCAAACCATAGTTGCCCTTGAATTTTATTTGCAGGAGCAGATGTGTTATTAAAATTTTCTAAAAGTGAAATAAAGTTTTCATTTAGTTTTTCCCCAAAACCTGCATAACCTTTTCCAATTAATGTAAGGTCAGTTGTGGTAGTGTCTATTGTTCCATCCGCAAGGGTAACCAATAGGGTTCCAAATGTGTTGTTTATTTTATACGCCATGTTCTATGAATTATTTGAAGCGTTATCTCTTACCTCTGTTAAAAAAGTTACATCGCCGACTAATTTTATTAATATTGTAGCTAGTTCAGGATTAAGCATTGCATCAATTTTTGCTTCTTCCTCATCTGTCCATGCTGACTCGTAATTTTCGTTTATATAATCTGCGACTTCTTGTTTTGTTGCCATGTAATTGTCTCCTTATGCTTATTTATTATGCGTTTTTATTTGCTCATCGTCGGAAATCCATGTTAAATCTTGGCTTGATTTTCCGTCTAAATCACATATAAATGTTTTTATATCGCTCTCTGTTTGAACCATATTATGGTATTTTACATATCTTTTTTGAAGGGCATTTTCTTTTGTCATTGTGTATACAAGTTTTGCCCCTCTTTGTCTAGCTAGATCCATTATACTGTCAATGCATAATTTCAAAGCTTTGTGCCGTGTTTTTAGATCTGAATCTTTGTCTGTTACTACCCACTCCATTAAAGACAAAGCTGTCTTTGGATACAAATATATGCCAGCAAAACAAACTGGTCTACTTTTGTGAAGCACCATTATTCCGTCTATTGGCAACATGTCTTTTGGCACTACGCCAAACTCCCATTGCGTCCACCATTTAACTAAAGTGTTATAATCACTATCTCTATCGTATTTTCTAACTTCCATATTTTTGCATCACAATCTTGTTAATATTGTATGGTTTGGTGAAACACATTTCAACAACTTCAGCAACTTCATCAGCATGTAATTTTGGATACTGCTCCCAAAGACCTTTACTCATATCTGTTTTCACAGTGTCAGGACAAATATCATAAATTTGTATTAAATTGTCATACAAGTCTTGTTGTGCTTTCTCAATGTATTCTATAAGTTCTTTTTTGTTTTTACAATACCAATTGTATTCTTGCTCTTTGAATGAGTTGTCTATGCCTGCTGGAGTGCCTGATGTGCTTGTGATTACAGCAATTTTTTTATTTTCATTTTTATATTCATCAATAATTTTTTGTAGCATTACTAATTGGCTATTTTTACTATAGGCATTTAACACAACGAAGTCAAAATTTGCCATCTGCCTAACAATAATATCACAATCAGATTCAATATCATAGCCTGTGGATTTCGATACCCCATAACAATAAAAATTTTTTGCTTTGAATCTATCGAAGATTGCTTTGCCAATACCTCTGGTATGTCCTGTTATAAAAATTCTAGGTTTTTTGCTTTCTCGACTCATACAGGTCTATTAAATTTTCTAATCCTTCAAAACATTCTGAATAGTTTTGGTAATAGCTATCAAATGTATCTTCAGTATACTCTAATTCTTTCCAAAAGTCAATGAGTAATGTAGTTCTGTGGTTCTTATTTTTATTAAAGCCATTATGAAGTTGTAAGCCAGGTTGGAATATGTAGGCGTGTCCAGTTCGCCAGGTATGTAGATCCTGCTGTTTAGTTTTAAGGTTCATCACGTACATACCACTTTCATCGCCGCCACCATCATCTAAACACATTTGGTACCTCCAACCACCTTCGTTGTCAGTATGATTACCAATTTGTGTGTTAGGCCCAACTTGCATGATAGCTACATTAATTTTGTATGGAAAATGTTTAAGGATGTCATAAAGCATAGGGTAGTCATTGTTGCTTTGCATATTTTTATTGTCTATACAAATTGGCAATGCCTGCCATTCGCCATGAACATAATCACCAGATTTGTTATCAAAATCTTCAGGTGCGCCTCGCACACTATCTGAAAAATCTTCTGGCTCGAGAAAACGTTTGTTTTTATGAGAATTGAATTCGTGTGTAATTTGCGTGTGATGTTTTTCTAATTTTTTAAAACATTCACCTTGGTCGCCATGGTAAAAATCTTTATCAAGCATTTAAAATATTAACATTTTTATCATGTATTTGTCTATCATGATTCTGCCAATTATCAAATATGCCTTCGCCGTGATTCACTAGTTCTTGTTGTTCAGTAAGTTCAAAGTAATCAGTAAACTCTATTCCGTTGATAATGATTCTTCTGTTCTCAGAACCAAACACATAAACAACATGTTCATCATTACCTAATGATACTCCGTGCTTAGTATCTTGTACTCTAGTCCATATGCCATCCTCTTTGACCATGTGTGTGCCTGAAACTTTTACACCTTTGTAATCATACAAATTATCAATTAAGAATTTAGCAGTTGCAAATACTTTACCGCCAACTGAAACTTGATCTTTTAATTCAATTTGCTCAATTGCCTTCTGTGTGCCATCTGCCATTGTAACTAGAGTGCCTGCCACAAAACAACCACCTCCACCTGATCCAGTAGTACCTGATGTGCTATTTCCTGAGCTATCGCCAAATCCAGCCGCAGTTTGAGCAAACTCAACTCCTGAATTAAATAAAGCTTTGTAAGTTCCTGAAACTTTAAAATATGCCGCAGTTATTGTTTTCCAAGTTCCTGAAACTTTGTAAAAAATATTGTTGACATCTTTATATGTGCCTCCAACTTTGACTTTGGCTGTAACACTAATATTGAATACAACAACTACCTTACCGTCACCACCAACGCCACCTGACGAAGCGCCTCCAATAGCAATGCCACTTGAATAAAAACTTTCACTAGTACCACCTGGGGAAGTACCAGATCCATCATCGGATGATCCACTAGATGGAACTGTATTTGAACCTGCAAATCCAGCACCACCTCCATTATCGCCTGAAGCTCCAGAGCCACCTTTACCTCCAGCCGCTCCGCCACCTCCAGCGCCACCTCCACCACCGTCTCCAACGTGTCCAGCACCATTTTCTCCAAGTGTGGCTGGTGATTCTCCCGTGGCTGAATTTGAGTTGATACCTGAAGCTCCTCCTGAATGTGCGCCACCACCGCCGGCTCCACCGCCACCGCCTGCAACGGCAATAGCTGATGCGCCAATTTTGATCACAGAGGCGCCACCGCCTCCACCACCTGCACCAGAATATGGTCTTGCTGTACCAGATTGTCCTCCAACACCTCCAGAGAAGCCTGTTATACTTTTTCCGTTTGCACCACCTGGTGCACCTTGTCCAGATGAACCACCTCCACCACCGCCTCCTACTGCAATGGTAAGTGTATCACCTATGTTGCTTGTTACATCATAACCTGTTTTCTTGACATGATGTCCGGCCGCTCCAACACCTCCCGCATGTCTGTCAGAGCCTCCACCGCCGCCACCGCCTCCCCATAGGTACATGTCTATAGTGGTAGTACCAGCCGGTATGGCTACTTGATTTAATGTTCCTGAATAAAAGAATGTTTGGGTTACTGTAGGCACAGGATTATGCCTCTCTTACAAACCAAAAGTCCCCGTTGTCACCATCACTGTCACTTGGATTTGAAGTTGAAACTGTTTTAGCAGATCCACCCCAAAGATCACCAAATGCGACAATGGCGCCAATGGATGCTAGATTTTTATTGCCTGTGTCGCCTTCTGAAATAGATCCTACTGCGGCCAATGTAAATGAATCTAGAGTCAAACCTCCTGCTGAAGAAGATTTTAATGTTGTTGAATGATTTGCGGCTCCGTCGTCTGTAGTGTCTGCCGCTCTTATAATTTGAGAATATGAAGCACCCTCCCCTGCCACAAAATGATTTTCTGATACATCATAGAATAATCGGGCGTCGTCTGAGTCACTTGTCTCTACAATTAATCCTGCATCTGTCTCAGAGTTTCCTGTGTTTACTTTTATAAAAGCATCATCATAAGTGTTTATGTTTGATGATGTTGCATCATATTCACCACTAACATTTAAATTTCCTGTAATGTTTACAGTTCCAACAATGTTAACTGCTGTCTCTGATCCATCTAAAGTAAGTATTGTGTTTGTAGTGCCGGCATCATTTACTGTAAATTTTAAATCCTTGTCTTGTGAAGTTTGTGCAATAGTTACGTCATTGCTATTAACCGTTACAGTTAATTCACTTGAATCTCCTAACGTAAGTCCAGCATCGTTATCAATTGTCAATCCACCAGTGGTTGTATCAGCCGCATCTGCTCTTAAAAAATTTCCACCAGCAATTAATGTGCTTGATGAATTACTTGTGCCTGATGTATCAACAAATGTTGCAGATGTATTTGTACCTTCAAATACTGCACCAAGTGTTGAATTCAAAGTAATTCCTGCTTTGATAGATGCAAAGCCTGACTGTGTCACACTAGGAGTAAATGTTGACCCTGATAAAATGGCAACTCTAGTATTACCTGCATACATTGAACTAACCACAACATTGCCACCTGAGCTTGCAAGTGTTTCTATTTTCCAACCAGATAAAGTTTGCCCTTTAGTGTAAACTGGACCAACTAATTGAAATGCTGACCCTGTGTACACATACAGTTGATCATCGTCAGAATCATGCCATAAATCACCAGCTGATGCAGAAGTAGGCGCCGCTGATTGTGACTTTGCACCACCTGTAGGTTCAAAGGATGTTCCATCGTATACTTTCAACTGTCCTGTATTATTATCAAACCACACTTGACCTTTTAAAGGTGCTGTTGGTGCCGATGTAGAGGAATGACTTTCTAAAAGTTTTACTAGATTTTCATTTAGTAACTCACCAAAACCTGAATAACTTTTTCCAAACAGTGTTAAACTTGTTGACGTATCAATCGTACCATCGGTAATTGTAGCAATTACTGTTCCGTCTGTTTTGTTTATTGTGTACGCCATATACTATATTTATAAATCCTTTAATTTATCTGCTTTTGCAATTTCGCTTTCAATTTTAATGTATTCAAATGCATCGTCTTCTTCATAAACACGTTTTTGTTCTTCTGTTTCTTCTTTGATTGCTTTGATTTGTTCTTGCATTTTATTGAAATTTTCAGTGTTTGGAATGTCAGATTTATCCAACATCTCCATTAAAATGTTCATTTGTTTGTGTAATGGATACTGCTCTAATACTCTTAAATTGGCATTGAAATTTACTTCACTTTCTCTAATTATTGTTTTATCATGCATTGGTTTAACAGATCCAGTATTGTAATCACCTTCCCAATAATGAGTAGTGTTATCAAATTCTACTTCTTTGACTTTAAATTTAGTGGTGTCTAAACTATTAAGAATAAATTGATTGTCTTTTAGTGTGTCTGTGATGTCAGCTGTGAACACTCCGTTCTTTGCATTGAATAAAAATGTTTTCTTTTCGCTTGCCATTATGCTACCTTCCTTTCATTCATATCAAGTCCCTGCATGATACAAATACTATATTTTGGGGACTCACCTTCACCAATTTTAGTTACCGCGTGTGGAGTTCCTAGTTTCATTTGGAATAATGCTCCCGGTTTTTCATCTACTAAGTGTGCATTGCCTTGCTCGTCCCAATATTTAAAGTGTGGCTGGTCTGAATGTAAAAAAATTAGTTTGAAAAGCCAGTATGCGCCATCGCTGTCTTTATGTTTTGGAATATGATCACCAGGCATGTATTTGTTGACACAATAATTGAGTCTTGTTGTCCATTTCACTGGTATAGTTTTAAATATTGCATCTGTCAAATCTTTTGGCATATCATAATAGTGCAATTGGTGAAGAGAAGCATCTCCATAATTAGTGTAGAATGTTTTTGCGCCTGCTCTGGCTTTGAACAAATGGTCATATTTTTTAATCAATGCCATTACCTCATCTACATTACTCATATAATTTTCTATTTGATTAAACATTATCCTGACACGTACTCCCATGATGTTCCACCAGAATTTACTCTGTAAATTAAATCGTTGTTTCTTGTTGGATTTGCTATAGAAGGAGTCACTCCTGTTAGCACAGCTGACGTGCTGGAAATAGAAACAGTAACACTTACAGTTGTGGTTGCGATAGTATTTGGATTCTGTACAACGCTAGCTACATATGCTTTGGTTAAAGGTCTAAAATTTGCTACTGGAGCCAAAGTTCCTAATAATTCTGCCACAGAGCCTGAAGTGCCAGCACTGGCAGTTTGGTTTAGGCCAGTGGTATCCAAGCTAAAGTATAAATCTGCCTGTTTATCAACATATCTTTTTACTGCTTTTTCTGTGACCAACATAGAGTTTGAAGCATTTGTAAATACTCCATTTGCATCGCCACCTAACTCACCGTCTGTGGATATTCCTGTAACTGTGATTGAAGAATCTGCAAAACCTAAGTTTGTTGCCTCTACTGTGCCAATGGTTGCAGTTCCAGATGCGGATAATGTAGTCATTGAAGCAGTTGTTGTATGAAAGTTGGCAAATGTTTTACTGCTTGATCCTAAGTCATAAGTGTCGTCAGCTGTTGGAATAATAGCACGACTGTTTATAGTTCCTGTCATAGTGCCACCAGTTAACAACAAATTTAAACTTGCAGATCCAGTAATATTTCCTGTCACAGTTCCTGTTAATGCTCCTGTGAAAGCAGTAGCAGTAATTGTTCCGTCGACTTCTAATGCTGAACTTGGATTTATTGTACCAATTCCCACTCTTGATTCTGTACCATCTATAGTTAAAACTGTTGTGGTAACCCCACCATCATTCACTTTGAATGTTATATCAGTATTAGAAATAACATTTTGAATAATAGCTCCTGTGGCATCAACACTTAATTTTAGATCACTGTCTAGTCCAACGGTCAAACCACCATCGTTGACAACACCAAATGTGCCTGTAGTTGTATCATTTGCATTTGATTTAAGAAAGGTAGAAGCTGCTTCTCCGCCTAATGCATCAGAATCCGTGGATGTTCCTTGGAACTTTAGATCAGATATTGCAGTAGATAAAGTTATACCTTTTTTAATTGTTGTGAAACCAGATATGGACGTCTTTGGCGTAAACGTATCTTCAGATATAATTGCAATTTTATTTCCATCATTGAATAAATTAGTAATGTTTTGGGTAGCATCTGTTGAATCTAAAATGCTTTCAAATGTAAATCCATTTGTAGTCCCTGTAGTGCTTGGTGGACCAACTAGTATTGATGCTGATCCATTATAAAAATATAATTGTCCAGTATCTGAATCAACCCATAAATCACCTGTTGATATTGGACTAGGTTGATCTTGTTGATAAGGCACATTTCCACCAGCTGGTACAAATGCAGATCCGTTATATACTTTTAACCTAGTAGCAGTTTCGTCATACCAAATCTGTCCGCTTATAGGTTTTGTAGGCGCACTTGTATTTGAAAAATTTTCTAAAAGATGTAAAAAATTTTCCGCAATAGTTTCACCGTATCCAGCATATGATTTGCCAACAAACTTTAAGTCAGTTTGCGAATTTATAGTTCCGTCCTGAACTGTGTAAGAATTTTTACTTGCAGAACTATTTGTTTTGTTAACGGTGTAAGCCATTATTAGTATCCTGTGCTACTGCCTGAAGTTGTACCACTGATTGTGTTCGAAGTTGACACAGCAGTAGAGCTTGTTTCAGTGAATGTTGTTAAGCTTTGTATTCTTAATGTGTAATCAATTTGTATTAATCTGTTAAGTGATTTTTGCACAGGGTGGAAAACCACATGAGTTAAAAGTTTATTTGTAGATCCGTTTTCTGTGCCTTGCCAGCTTTTTAGTCCTAGCTCATCAAAAACAAAATCTCCATTAAAATTTGTAGTGTTATCAAATGCTGATTGTCCTGTTGGCTCACCATAATCTAAAGTACAAGTCACTACAATATCAGTATATTTGTTTCCTGCTGTATGTCTTACTTCCATTTTGTTTCTTGTTGTGTCTTTATTTGTTGAAGAATTATCATCAATTACTTTATAATAGGTTTGATTGTATAATGTTGCATTTGATCCAGTTGAGTTAGGGGTAAGATAAGTTATTATTCCTGTTGGATCAACACTTGTCCCACCGTTTCCAAATGCCATTTCATGAATATATCCAGTTGTCTTGTTTGCTAAACTGTTAGCAAGTGCTTGTGACATGTTTTCATAGTGTATTGCATTTCTTTTATCAACTATGATTTCGCCTGTCTCTGGATCAAAAATTTTAATATGTCCAGACATCATAACACCTGATTGGTCTTGCGGCTTTTTATGTTCTTCTTTGTGTTCGTTTTGTTTATTATCTTCAGTCATCCTAGTGTATTTATTCAGGTGCATTTGTGTCTTCTTCTGCTATGAATCTAGCAGGCGCAGAAGTAGAAGCCTGTAATCCTTTACCATCTGATGGATTACCATCTTTAGCTGTGTACCAAACCTGTCCTTTCTTGTGTAAGATTTTAATTTCCGTTTTGTTAGCAGGAGCAGTGGTCAAAGTGACCGCTGAAGTGCTTCCGTCCACAGAATAATTAACGGTTGAACCGTCCTCGCTAGTCAACAACAATCGTTGGCCACCAATGAATATGTCTAATTGACTAGCGTTGGTTACGGTTTGTGTTGTCGTAAATGTGACACTACTACCATCACCTGTGTGGGTATCTGTGTAAATGGTGTCAACATAAGGTATAGTTTGAGTTCCTGATGCGTCTACGACTTCTGCACCTGGGCTATGGTCCTTAATTCCTGTACCAAGCGTTCCACGTTTTAGTTGCCCTAAAAGTGCGCCTGTTTTTGTAAAATATTCAATTCTTTCTTTATCAATAAAAATCACGCCTGGTATAATAGTTCTCACTGTAGACCCATCCCCAGCATACATGATCATAGGATCTGGCAAAGTTGTACCATCCTTCACTTTGATCTGTTGATCTTCAGGATCAACTTGATCAACAAGTTCAGTTGTGCCAGCTTTGGATATACGTTTGTAAAAAGTCCTATTCAACATATCTTTAAATATTCTGAAACCTGTGGCACTGACTGCTGTTTCCAATGCAAAATACATAACATCTAATCTATCAGAACTTGTTATTGTTCTTCCAACCACAGTGATTGTGTTACCGCTTAGTGTATAATCAAAATTTGGAACTAATTGTTCACCGTTGAGCCAAACAAATGTGTATTGGTCATTTAAGGTATCAAATCTTAATTGGAATATTCCACTTGGTCTTCCTTCCAACACTTCTCTTCTTTGTTTCATGCCTAAGGCATTGTTAAAGGTTGTCACATTTAAGACGTCATTAGCACTAAGTCCTTGGCCGTCTGCGGTTAGTTGTGCTAGATCAAGTACAATATCATTTCCGTCATTTGAATATTGATTATCTACAATTGTAGAAATACATATTACATCTGTTGATGAAGGCACAGAATCGGTTACAAAGTTGACATTTTGGTTGCCTATGTCCACAGTATAGTGTGTGTTTAAATTTTTTTCAACTCCGTTTACAAACACCTCCACTTGCGTAGCTGATGTAATAGTTTTTGCTGGATCCACTGTTGAATCATCACTCAATCCAGTTGCAACTCCATAGGTGTATGTGCTTCCATCACCAGTATAATAAGTGTTATCAGGCCCACGTAACATCTTGCCATTGGCCTCTATCAAGGTCAATCCAGAAAAAGGCCCAATTGACCCTGGCGGATAAGTTAATGTTAATCTTGCTGTTGTACCGTCAAATGTAAATGCTTCAGTCCTCACGCTGGCAAAACTTCTTGTGCTTGTGGTTGACTTGTTGAAACCAGCAATTTGTATAAATGAATTTGCCGCTGGTATTGAACTATCGTCACCAAATGTTATGGTAACAGTGTTTGCAGTGATTGTTGATGTAAACGCTGTGGTTGGCACACCGTCGACAGTAACATATATTTCAGAACTTGTAGAATCTAAATTAAATTCGCCTCTTGTAGAAGTAGTGAATTGTGCAGTTGATCCATCTCCAGTAAATTGATCAAGCACTCTATAATTTTCACCTGATATAGCAAATGTTCTTGTTGCTACTACACTGTTCATAATTGGTGCCGTGCCAAACGTGATAGTTTTGTCTCCAACATTGATAGTATAATCAGTGGTAAGTTTTTTAATATCTCCGTTTACTGACACAGTGACTGAACCAAGTGTGCCAGGAAAATCGCCAATTGCAAAAGTTGTTGTTGATCCATCACCTCTATGATTTTTTTCAGATATGAATGGCACTCCTGATTCTGGAGACGTATAAACTTTGATATCACATGTATCAAACAGCTGGCCTGGAACATTTTCTTCTGGGGCATAACTTGTGTCTGGAGTGACAAAGCCATCTCCTTCAAGTAGTATATCAGATGGATTTGTTCCTAAAGCTGATTTAAATAACCCTCCTTTTACTATTGAATCCAAAGTTCTATCATCTGTTGGAGTGAGAACACCGTCATCATCAAATTCAATAAATTCAACCATGGCACCTTCGTTTGGCATTACCGCTAAACTAAACACAGTTGTAGATCCATCCCCTCTGAAAATATCGTCCGTCTTTCTACGTGAGCTGTCATTTTCTGTGATGTATACATGATATATTGTCCCTGCCGGAGGAGCAGTATCAAAAATAAATTTCTCGCTTGAACCATCGGCATAAAAAGTTTTTACTTTGGACGCACCATAATTATCAAATGGATAATCATACCACCCTGCTTTGTCCCAACCTTGTTCTTGTGAAAATAGTAATCCTGTAACCATTGTTCCGCCGTAGTCTACTCCTGACATCAATTGTGACAATTCATTACCTGGCATACCGGCTGTAGGGGCATAAAATCCTTTTGTTCTGTCTGCGGCAGTAAGTCCAGTTTCGTCACCATACAGCTTGTACAAATCCTTCAAATTATCATCAAAGTCTGGCGTAGATGTAAATGCATCAGTCACCCTATACAAAGTGTTATTGTATCTAATATATTGTCCGTATGCGTAGCTGGTTGTAGGCTCCCAATCGACCACAGACGATGCACTAGACACTCTATCAAATTTAATTGTAGTATCAAAATCTCTGACCAAATCGTTTTCTAAGTTTGCGTATAATTTTGCAGGATTGTCAGGCGCACTGCCATCCAGTTTTCCACCTTGTAATATTACAGCAGGGGTTGTTGTATAATTTTTACCACCACTTGTTAAGGTAATCTTGGTGACTACACCATCACTGACTGTAGCTGTAGCTGTTGCCTGTGAAGTATCTGGAGTTTCATACATTTTATAATCACCAGATTTGTTTGACATTGCATGATTCATTGACCCTGTTGGCATGTAGAAAGTTCCTGTAATGCCATCAAAAGTGTGAGAGTGTGACGCTCCAGAACCTCCATTTTGTGAATCCCATATATTGGCCTGTGTGGCACTGGTGAACAAAGGATAATAGTATCCATAGCTACCAGATGTGGTTCCGCTTGAACTGGTGCCTAATATTTGAAAAGGCCCTGTTGACGCAACTGTGCCACCAAGTATTATTACAGTTGGAGCAGTTTCATAACCAGACCCACCTGTTAAAATTGTCAAAGACTTCACATATTTTTTGTGATAGTCATTCCACATCTGCCAAGGATATTCTGTTAGTTTTGCCGTATCTTCTGACACATTTAATGGACGTATTTTGCTTTGATTAGCATCATAAAAAGGTGGATTATCAAAATCAGTAAATATACCATCTTCAGTATCTGTGCCAGTATAACCTAATTTGTATTCACGTAGTTTAGTTGCAAACGGTTTTACTTCATTGATATAACTTTCTACCCATTCGTCTGTCCCTTTAGTATAAGTTTTTCTTTGGTCTAACTTTCTTATGCTATTTTTTACATTAATAAATGATGTCTTGAACATCCAGTCTACATAAGTTTGTTCAGATAACACCTTTCTAAGGCCTGTAAAAAATAGTGTGTTATATTCAATTGCAAGTTCATTAATTAAAAGATCATCTCTTAAAGCGGTTAAAATATTTCTTGTTTCTGTTGACGGTTCTTGATCAAAAAAGTTATCATCAAAGTTATCACCACCAGCATATCCAGTAGCATCTTGGCTGTAATCATAAAGTTTAGTTGATAATCTTATTGTGCCATTCTCTGTACCAACATTTGTAAAGCCAGATGTAGTCTTCATGTATATTTTCCAACCACCAGTATCGGCTTGTGTAACCTTTACATGTTTTCCTATTTCAAGATCAAGTTGATCTAGTTCATACTCATAGGTAACAAGTTTATCAATAGGCGTATTTTCATCATGAATCATTTCATTAACATCAGGGTCAGTTCCGTACCAATCTACATAACTCCAATATTTTGATGTGTTGAAACTTTGTAATTTAGTACGAGTAAATTCAGTTCCGTCCCAAGTGTATATTGCCCAAAATCCATCTGATTGCTCATCTGCTTTGACAAGATATTTTACCGTACCTGATAAGTCTCTGGTGTCTAAATATGTAAGTTCAGCGTATGTGTCAACAGTGGCATCCCATTCCAAACTTGCTTCTGTAGGTTCTGGATCTGACGCATTTAAATTTTCTAGATTAATTGTGCCAGTCAATTGATTTTTCTTTAAAATATCATTTGCGTAATCTATAATTTCTTTTAGAGCGGCATATCGATCTGCGTACCAACTTTGTCTTGGGCGTGTGCTATTTCCATATCTTTCATTTATAGCTAAGGAAATATCAGGAACAAGATCACCTTCTGAATTTTTTCCAATTAATGAATCCCACCAACGTGTTTCAATTTGTGTACCTGGACGATAATTTTTATCACCTTCTCTGACTAATTTCCAAACTGAATGACTGTCACCTTCAAAATTATTTGTTCTAAAATCAACATTTAATTTAATACTATCATCACTTAAATTAGGGCTTCCACCAAGTATTAATTTATTAGTATCAGTAACTGCATAATACTTCAATTGTTGTTTGGCATTACTAATTAAATTTGCAATACTTTCAGTTGCTAGACGCCTTGCCACAACTGTATTATCAGGAATAAAGCTGGCATTACGTACCCAGTAGTAGTATACATCAACAAAACTATCTGAAGCGGAACTGTATCTTTGCTTCACAGTGTAATTTGTATCATCTGGATGCAAAGGTATACCATCTATGTACTGACTAGGTAAAACACTAGATTCAATCCATTCGTAAATGTGAACTTCTGATCCTGGAAAGACTGAGCCCCAATTGTTTGCTCGATATTCTTGTGTGCTTTGCTCGTACCATAACCATTTAATCTGCGATAGATCCCACCATACTTCTCCAATATGTGTTTCGGCCCAAGCTAATTTTGTGTTTATTTTTTCACCAAAATTATAATGGGCTGGATCCCATGTAGTTTTGATGTTTATTTCTCTGTCTGCGGCTCCAGGTATTCTTCCTTTGACAGGATCATAAAGTTCATAATAATTTCTTATTGAGTTATTACGAGAATCAAAATCAAATACTGTTCCTAATTTGTTAGTATCCATAAAGTTTGTTTCTGATGCAATATTTTTCCACGCAAATTCGCCAGCAGTTGTGCAATCAAACACTGTTGTTGTGCCGTCATTACTAATAATAGAACTTCCGTCTGACGTATCAATATTTCCATCGTCGTCTGGCGCTCCAACAAACACTGTGTTATCAATGATACAGACTCCTTTACCAAAATTGTCATCCTCAGATACGGCTGTTGTAACTAAAGTGTCATCAATCACATATTTTGTATTATATTTGGTGGCAGTAAAGGCGCCTCCCGAACCAACATTTGTGTCTACAAATTGTGTATCTTGTAAATCAAATGTTGTTTCACCCGAATCAAAACGCATATCTCTACTGTTTCCAAAATTTTCTGCACCTATTACAATTCTGTTTCCAGAATCATTTATATCTAAGCTACTACCAAATTTTAAATTTGTATTTGTTGTAGGAGCATTTATAGTTTGCTGAAGACTATAAGATAAAGTAGAGTCACCGTCTGCGTCCCATTTGTAATGATAAACAACGCCTGCATCTGCTTGATTGCCATTGTCAAACCCAGGAGCTCCTATTATTAAAGTTGTTCCGTCTTTACTCATTGCAAGTGTGTCACCAAAATTAGTGTTTAAAGTTGATCCGTCACTTGCCGTGCCAACTAATGTTTGAATGTAAGTAAATGAATGTTCAACACTGTCGTCATTAGACTGTGAAGTTCTTCTAAAAATTTCAACCATGCCGGCACTGCCAGGCGCCTTTGAACTCACAGCTAGTATATCACCATTATCGTTGGCGGCAATTGCGTGTCCAAAACGTTTCTCTGATGCTGGGTCATTACTACTAATAGTTAAATTCTGCACCCAACTGTCATAGGTACTTCCATCACTACCAATACTCCATTCATACATGTAAACACGACCTTCATTAGATTGGCCACCGTCAGCAAATCCTGGTGCACCAACAAAAAGATATTTGGTGGCAGTAGTTCTAACAGAGTCAGCTCCTGGTTCACTTATTTTATGTGACCATCCAAAATTTTGCGATGCAAGATCACTTGGTGGAGTAATTGTATTAAGTATTCCATAAGTGAATGTTGACGGATTCCATAGATATATTTTTATAAGTCCTGAATCATTGAAACGTGTACTACCATCTGATCCAATAGTGTTTGTAAAAGGTGCGCCTGCCACAACGAAGTTTTCATCAGTACTCATTGATAAAGAATAACCTAACTGACTTGTGTTGTCATCATTTTCTGTCATTGTGACTGTGGCTTGATTTGAAAACACAGTGCCAGCAGTAGATGAACTTCTAAACAAGAAGTGAACTTCACCTTGTGACTTTGTTGGAGCAGATACTACAGCCGTTCTGCCGTCATTTCTTGCAACAATTTGAAAGCCAAAATCTTGATTTGTAGTGCTGTTATCTGGAGATAATTTTTTAACTGTTGTGTAAGGATCTTGTTTTTCATAGACACGCCATAATCCAGAGCTGTCTGCATCTGCAAAAACCTTATCGCCTGGTGTATCATTTGCAGTATCTTTATCTATATAAGTTTCATGATCTAATAAATCATTTACATTATCAATCGAGTTCAACCTTACCGATACAAACTTATATAAGCTACCATAGCTTGATGCCGTTGAATTATCTCCTAGTGTAGGTAAAATATCAATTGCTCCGGTATAATCAATTAATAGTGTTCTGTGATCTATGACTTGTTTTACTCTGAATACGTTGTTTAGGTCAGGCAACTGTGCATTTCTAATAGCGAAATAATCAGATGTTTTAGTCCGTGTTCTTCCTGTGAGATTATGAGAGCCACTAAAAGTTATTATCATTTCAGTAGCATCATTGATTGGTTGTAGAAGCTCAACAGTAACTCCACTATTTGTGACCCTGTATACGTCCCAATCACTATTAGGTTTGTTGGCAATCCATATCAAATCGTTGGTTGATAGTTCATTGACATTTATCTCTAAAAGGTTATTCTCTCTAAATGCTGTCCTTTGGACTTGTGACAGTTGCGGATATCCAGCTGTTTTATACACTTGCACTGAATCACGATCAAATCCTTCTTGTGAATAATCGTATTGGCTAAAGGTGCTTGATGCAGTGTAGTCAATAGGCGAATAATGGAAATTTTGTTTTGCAATTCCTAAACTTCTGTTATAATTTTTTGAGAAAACTGGATTATCAAATAATTCAATACTTTGTGGTTCAGCCACAATTTCATTTTCGTTTAAGGTTATTTGTATGTTTTCCCTAGCGTCTGTGTTGCCAAATGTTCCAGATTTAATCATCCATTCAGGATAAAGATCTAGTGCAATATCAGATTCTTCGTACTGTGCTTTGAGTAATCTGTCAATAGCACTTTTAGTGCCTTTCTCCCTTATGTACCCTTGGTAAAATTTGTATTGTGAAATGTCGTTTACAAATAAATTTTCTAAATAATCTCTTGATTGATAACCAATAAGTCGTTGTGCCAATTGTTGCTGTGACTCATCAAAATTATTTGTTTCTAAATTATAAAAATCATTGAACTGTTGAATTTTGTAATCAAAATTAGGAATAAGTTGTGGTTTAGGTTTTTCACGTTTGTACATCCATTTTTCTGTAACAAATTTATTTCCTGAGTTGTGATTTACTTTTGCAACATAAAACTTTCCTTGATACTCCACAGTGTCACCTATTTTATAATCAGCATTGATAGCCCAATAGCTTACTTCCGCGGAGTCAAAAACAAAACCTGGACTATAATAATCACCATTCCAATTGCCAGATTTCCATCCAACTACCTTCAGCCTAGGTTGCCTGAAGCCTGTATATGGATCATATATTATATCTGAGAACACAGTTTTGTTATCAAACAATAATAAATGTTCCTTGACCACTGCATTAAGATCAATGTTAAAAAGTCCTACATTGTCAGATTTGATATCAACGCTAAATGTAGTTCCTACACGTTTTGTTGAAAGCTGACTGACTGGAATTTTGTTTCCGCCTGAATCAAGCATTGAGTAATCACCTGCTATATTTCTAAGTCGACCAACCACACTGTTTTCTGTTTTAAGTTCTAATCCTGCCGCACCTGGCGATACTGTGATTGCAGATCCTGCAGACCAATTTTGTGTGGTCCAAAATAAAAATTCACGTACAGCATTAGTAAAATCTAAATTAGTTTTGAGTTCACTAGTGTATTTGTTGAAACTGAAGCCTTGCTCTTCTAGATATTTGCCATAGCCAAATAAAAAATCTGCAACTTCTTGAATGGTATCAAAAACATAGCCATATGGAATTGTTTGGAAATTATCTTGATAATTTTCAAATTTTTCTACCGCTTGGCCGGCAACCTCTACACGAGATCCACTCACAGACTTACGTGGATAATAAAAATTGAAGAATGGTTTAGTAATTGAATAGCCTAAAACTTTATAACCACCAATAAGTGTTGAACCATCTTTACTAATTTCACTATTTTTTTCGATCAATACTCCAGAATAATTGTAAGTGTTAATTGGATTAGATGTTCTAAATAAAACTTTGAAATTTTCGTCCGGAATAAATTTACTGTTAGCACTAGATCCAGGAGAAATTGAATCTGTCAATATTTTTAAATTATCCTTATCAGAAAAACCACCAAGCTTATATGCCAATTGAATGGTTAAATTTTTCATTTTATTGTAAAAAAATGTAATTGGATCAAGATTTTGGAAAATTAAATAATTTACAACAAAAGGTTGATATCCCGCAGTTTGAAAACGTGTTGTAACACCAGTTGCGTTATTGGTACTAGTTTCTAAATGATATTTTGCTTTTGCTAAAGTTTGTCTTACACCTGTATCTTTGTCTATAAGATTATTTGCAACATTTAAAGAAAGACGTGAATTATCAAAAAATATTGTAAAGAATTTGGCTGGCTTACTTAAAGCTAACATTTTAACGGCAGAATAAGGATATGAACTTGATCTTCTCCAAGCTGTTTCAGCGGGACTTTGATCTCCAAATTTGAAGTGATCGTCGATGCCTGCAAAGTTGAAATTATCAATTAGTCCAGTTGCAATTGGATCTAATAAATTTCCAGATGCATCAACAGGCAAATATTTTTTTATATCAGGTTTACCATATCTACCTGTTTTTGTTTCAATCGCTGTCCATAAAATATCATTAGCACTTGTGTATGGCGCTGGTCCATAAGTATCTTCCCAAGTGCTTGGTTTTTCTGAAAATCCAAACATTTCCCATGGTCTTGTATGTGGACTATCTGTGTCATAAAAGTATTTGTATATTCCACGCCAATAACCTGGTAGCGTTGTTTTGTTAAGCCTATCTGTTGATCTGCTATAGTTGTAGGTAAAAGGTGTTGCTTCTTTAAAGACTGTGTTGTTGATATATTGTACTCCGTTACGTCCTGCCCATGTATAAAAATCAGGACCCATTATCTCAGTAACATCATTTAAAGAATATTCGGTACTGTTAAATGCACTTGGTGTGACATCATCAACATTTAGAAGTGTGGCATCGTAGGCAGTTTTACAATTATTATAAATTCTCTTTTCAAGTTCAAGTATTAAATCGTCTCTCTCATCTCCATAAGATTTAATAATTGACCCATCGTGTTTTCTTATTACAGTTGTTGACGTAAGATATGTGTCATCTGTAAACGTTTGAGGCGTAAATTTAGGATACATTCCAAGCTTTGTAGGTGTAGGAGGAATGTAACTTCCAGTAGTATCTTCATAATCTTTAATTTTAATTTTATCACCTGCGGCCAAAGTGGACGTAATATTAATACTATCATCCGTGGTGCTAACTGTGTAATCGCTATTTAATATTAGTTGCACATCGTTGACATACACGTACAAAGCTCTATTGCTTAGTGTTGTTGTGGAAAAAATACTATCGATTGCATACTCTGTGATACTACTATCCTGTACAGTATAGTTTCTTACAGATACGTTTTCCCCATAACCAACCATATCTTCGTAATAGAATGGAAATGAACTGTTTTTTCCTTGCGAGATTGCAGAAATTATTTCGTCTACTCTATCCGCAGGTACGCCTTCATATGCTGTGCCAACAGCGTATGTTAAAAATGAATTATACCATTTTTCATACTCCTGACTTGTATATTCAATCGATCTAATTACATTTGTTTGCTGATCAATCAAACCAAAAACCGCTGGTAACAAACTGCCATCGTGTTGATGTATCCTTCCGCCTTTTAATCTTGCGTCTGGCTTATCACGTAAATTAGATGTGCCAGGAATTACGCCTGTGACATCAGAATTTTTATCTAAAATATCTTGAACATGCCCAAGTATTTGGCCGTATGTAAATGTGCCTAATTGTAAATTTTCTGCATTTGTTTCTAAATTTTCAGGAATCTCATAAATGCCTTTATCAGCAACTTTTTCAGCACTACTGTAACCAGCTATTCTTATTTGATCACCCACTTCGAGGTCCTCATTAAATTTAACGTATTTGTTTACTGTTCCAGAAACTAAAGTATAATCTGTAGTTAGATCTTTGTTAACAGCATTGACTCTTACAGACAACTCGAGATCTGTTAGTGCTGATGAGTTTTCATAAAAATCAATTGGAAACAGTTTTTTTTCTGTGGCACCAACCACAAAAGTTCTAATTACTCTTTGTTTGCTATCAATTGTTCTTTTGACCCATGCACCTTTATTATTATGAGTAGTGGCACTAGTTGTATAATGTAAGTGGCCTTCTGCTAAATTTTTTGTAATTGTGTCGGCATCTGATTTATATGTAAATGTACCAGATGTATGATCTGAATCAAAAACAATATCACCAACATTATTAATGGTATTATATTTTACTTTTATACCCAACACAGTGTCTTTTGTTGCTGAGTCAGATGTTGCAAAAGCAAAAACTTTTGCACCTTCAAAGGAGCTATTTGGATATGTTGTTGGATCATCAAAACTTATATGATTGTTATCAAACATTGAAAACAAAGGTTGTTGATTAACCTCTGTTTTGGTCTGGGAAGTTTTCCAAGAAGTCGACGCACTATCATAAAAATATGTTTTACCTTGTTGGTCTGTACCAAACTCTACATATATAGATTCAAGATTGCCTGGTGTAGTGTCTGCTGTCTCTGTTAAATTAATTACAGCAGTTGAATCTCCCGCTGTTACAAATTGCACTTCATAAATTTTATTTTTTACAATTGGATCAGTGTCAGCACTAAAAATTACACGCATTCCATTAGCTAACGACACTCCGTCAACAATGTAACCAGAGGTACCGACAACATTGCTGAATGCATCTTTTGTAACATTGTCAAACAAAGTCACTGAATTTTTTGCTACGGTGCCATGATTATATAATCTTAAACCTGAATCAAATTCAATAATTGGACGTTTTGCTCTATCTGTTTCATCTAATGATGCAGTGTAACCGCTTGCTTCAGCAGTCTTTTCAATTACACTTTTATGAAACCATCTATTATACCTTGACCAGGCATTTTGATCTAAACTATCTCTTTTAATGGTTATATAATCTTTTGCTTCGGGTCTATAAAAAGCTTTGGAATAAGGACGTGAATCGTACACCACAGAATCATACGGTATGGTGCTTTCGGTTGCATAACTTTCAGGAGTTAATAAATTACTAGTATCTGTTAAAGTAATTGCATCACCAACTCCTTCTACATAATATTCTTTGTTTTGATATTCTGAAGATACTTTTGTATTGCTAAATTTTATTTTCATTCCATTAGATAAATCTAAAGTTCTAAGGCTATAATTTTTCACTCCAATAAGATCATCAGGAATAATTTGCGTTGTATCCGTTACAGATTTAACTTGGAGTATACCATACATAGATTCTGTAGTGGCTGACTGATAATACAATGTATCTGGTGCAGTAGTTGGCACTGTGAAAGTAACAGTACCAGAGTCTGTACCATTATTTGTAACTCCTGTAGTATAGATAGTTGATGTGGATCCGTCCGCTGATACTTTGTCCTTGTATGGCTCAGTCATTATCCAAAATGGATCGCCTTTTGCATCTACAGAAAATTTGTAAGTGTTGCCCCTATACAAAGTTACAATTGGATTTCTTTCATTTTCTTTGTGTGGGAAGTTCCATGCCCTAGCACTGCTTCCATCATCAGGCCATGACTTTGCCTTGAATTCAACTGTTGCATTTGTTCCTACAGAATCAATTTCAATTGGGTTTGGACCATCAGGAAGCCAATAGTATTCCCTATAATTGATAAGTTTATCATAATCAATAGCTGGATTCCAGGCATAAACAGTTTCTTTGTTTAACCTGTCATGATTGTTTGTTTTTGCTCCAAAATATTTTAGTTGATTAATATAATCATCATAAGTTCCAGTGAACTTTACTTGATCTTCTGGATTGACACTAGTGGTGTCTTTATCTGTATAGGTCACAGTAGGCTCTAATTGATATGCTAATCTATCTTTGTCTGTGGCCAGTATGTATCGATCTGTATTCTTTCTGGTATAGGCATCTTGCCTTCCTATAAATCCATCTAATCTTTCTAAAGCCCCCTTTTGTATTAATGGATCAAGAGTGCTTGATAAGAATCTCTGATTGGCATCTGTTCTGTAAAACGCCGGAAGTTGTTGTACTGTTCTGCGAAGTTCAGAATTGCCTTCTTTTACAATTCCTTGATTTTGAAGTGCACCTATCTCGTTATCAGCCATTAGTATCCTGCTCCACTACTACCGCCGCTTGATGATGAGCTAGATCCTGATGAATAAGAACCTGATGTAGTGGAACCTGATACTGAAGAACCAGTTGTAGTTGTTGCTGAGGTTGATGCTGTGGCAGTAACAACTGTACCTGACGCACTTAATTGATTTGCGCCAATGGCAGTTATTATGCTTACATCATCAACGGTGGCCCCACTGATAAAAATTTCGTCTGCCGCACAATTTATTTGGAACAAAGACCCAAAACTTTGTCCTGATTGATTAGGCACAATTACGACTGTTAATAAATCTGGTGCTAGCTGATTATGTATGTACGCGGCTAGTTCTGTAAAATAAAAAGGATCTCCAAAATCCCAATTATCCAAAGCAAAAAATTCATTTATAGCGGCTATAACACGTGTTTTAATAACAGCATCTGTAATATTTGTTCTAGTATTCTTGACAACTTTGAACGTTGCTTGTAATGCTTCATCTGCGTTAGTACCAAACAAAATTTTATATTTTACTGGATGATAAACAATTTGATCAGATAATGATTTTAAAGGATCCAAAAATCCTGAGTAATTTATTCGTAATTGATCAGGCGTTGATTCTGTTGGTTTGGTACCACCATCTTGCAAGTAGACTCTAAATAAATTATCATATGTTCTTTCTAACATAAAAACATCCACTATATTTGAAACACTAGGGTCAATTCTCGTGTCTTGGCCAGCATTGTGCTTGTATTGGAAGTCCAAAACACTGCGGCCTCTTCTAGCAATATAATCTGTACTAGTTGATAGTGTATTAGTTGTTGAATCGTATTTTTTAACTACGTTTTCTGCTTCGTCGTAAAAATAAAATAATTGATCATTTGAGTATGTCCCTGCACTTAAGGTTATATCAGATTCATTTTCTGATACTATAAAATTTGTTGCCGCATAAGGTCTGTATCTCTCAATGTTATTATACGATAGATACTTTTCAAAAAATACAAATTTAGTTGTAATGCTTGTATCTGGTTCAACCACAATGTCAAATAGTTCAGGATTATCTACAACTCCGTCGTCATCGTCGTCAAAAAAACCAACTTCAACTTTTCTGTTGTCTTGAAAACCGTCTGCCTCAGTGATTGTGTTTACTACTGCCCATTTAATTGGATATCCAATTGAATTTCCTGTAGATACTAAACTGTTTGTTTTTAAAATTTTTATTGTATCTTTAACTGATTTACCAGTTTTGTAATCGAATATTTTTTCTTCTGTGTCGTAATGAAACTTATTTTGAGATTCGGATTCAAACACGTAAATTAATTTACGATAATTTACAGTGTATGTGTTTCCGTCGTTAGTAAATTTAAACCACCAGCTGGCATCTAAGTTTGTCTCTGTTGTTGATCCTGCATTACCTAAACTGAAAATTGAACTATCACTTAGGTTAGTTGCGGTGATAACTTTCCATGATTCTGTATCAACATCATATCTTAACGCAAAAGTTTCATATGCCTCTATTCTATCAATGATATCTGTTTTAAGAGTATCACCTAATGTTGTTGTAAGATTAGGGAAGATAGCACTTACACTTGCGCCATTAGGTACTATATTTGCCAAAGTCACAGGGCCTGCTCCTGATTCTAAATTACCTGTACCACCATTTGCTCCATCGTCTACCACAGCTCCAATCTTTGCCCATAGTCTATCTTCTGCATTGTCTGTGCCTGACGTAACTAATTTGTTGTTTAGAAATTCTCTAGTATCAGGAGAAACAAATTTTACAAGAGATCCTGGTTTGGCGTACTTGAAATTTGATGTGGCAAAATCTCCTATAGCCAATGCTCCTCCAGATGTAAAATATCCAGTATTTGTATTTGTTCCAGTGGTACTTGAATTCCAAGTAGCATTTAATGAACTTAAATCTTTAGTTCCGTATTTCAAATAATAGAAATGGCGACTATATGGTTCTTTAATTTTTGCTTCAACATTGTTATTAATTGTTGTCCTTATATCATTACGTCCTGTAAAGTTAAATGTAAACTGTTGTGTGCTTTCTTCTCTATACAGTATACCGTCCTCAGCGAACACACTTACATTTGAATATGCACCGGTAGGATCTAAAATTTCTTTTGCTCTTGATATACCCGAAGCGGCTCTGTTTACAGATCTAACTTTGATAATTTCTTGTGATGCACTCAAAGGAACCACTTGATAATCTTCAGCAGTAACCATCCTATTTTGTGAGTAGTACACCTGAGCGGCTTTTTCTTTTATCGATTCATTTGATTCTGTGGCCGCACTGTTGTATACGCTGGCACTCAAACTCATAGTAACTGTAAGAGTCTGTTGTGATCCATTTGCATCTAAATATGGTATCCCTATTTGAACATTTTGTATATCGGATGGTTGGATTGCAAATTTTGCGTTGTCACTTATTCTATAATAGGCCCTGAAACTACCAGAAGGTAAATTACTGAAATTTCCATCACCAAACACTAAATCAATTGTGTCATTATTTTTGGTGATTACATTGTAAATATTTCTTTCATTTTTAGACAAACTATTATAAATTGCATTGTTTCCCGATAATGCAGGTACCTGTGTCCATTTTTCAATTATTTGACCAAACTCATCTAGTTTAAAAAGCCATACATCAGAATTGTTAATGTTAGCAGTATTGATAGGTTTGACAAAATTAGTAACAGCAGTTTCAACTGTAAAATCATTTGATTGAATTATTCCTTGTTTAAACAAAAAGAAAAAACCAGTGTTATTCGATCCGTCACCTGCTCCATCTGATCTATAACTGTATGTCAGGCCGGTACCAAGTATAGGATCTGCCTCATATATTGACTGAGATCCAGATATTGTGCTTGGAGTAATTTCAAAATTTCTTGTAGTGCCACCAACGTCGGCATTGAATGTAAAAATTGGAAGATCAGTTTGATTTGAACTAATTGTATAAATGTCCGTTTCTATTCCACCAATGGCACCAGATTCCCGTGGCTTTCCAAACAACTGTCCAGTTTGATTAGCCGCATTCATGACACTTATAAATTGTTCACGATAATTTGAATTGGCATTGTCATTCCAAACTATTGTGGTGTTTGCTAAATTTGTTCCTGTGGAATCAACAACATCTTGTGTGGTAGCAACAGAATCCATTTTTAACAATCCAACCGCAGGCTGATTTCTTTTGGCATTGTAACTGATCAATCTTGCTAATCTGAGTATTGAATCACGTCTTTCAGCAGTTTCTAAAAAATTTTCTCTGGCATTGAGATCAACTCTGAATGAAAGTGCTTGAGCTATATAGGCTATTAAATCAATAAGTGCAATGTATTCTGAACTTTCAACATAATCATTAAAGTCATCTGGGTAATTTTCGCGTAGATAGGTGACCATCGTTCTACGAAGTGTTTCAAAATCATAGCTTTTGAAGTCTGCCTGTTGGAAAGCTTGATAAATTTTGCGCCATTCCTCGGCTACTAATAATCTGTTCTGTCGTTCTGTTGTGGCCATACTGTTTGTACGGATATTTATGTTTTAAATTATAGGCGTATATTAAGATAGGCGTGCTAGCTGTTGATCATCAAAATTCAATCTTAGGTTTTCAGTGATATCTAACGGGCGATATCGTATAGTAGCTTGGACTGACAGTCCCTGTTCAGCTTCATTCACTGTTATATCTTCAGCTTCTAAGCGTTCATCTGCTTGGAAATTTTGTGTAAGATCTTCAATAATAGCTTCTTTAAGGAGATCTGTAAGAGGTTCAAACAGCACATCATATATTATTGTGCCAAATTCTGGATTTTCAACTCTTTCACCTTTTCTGATGGATAAACGGTTAATTAAATCCTGCTTTGCCACTTCAAAATCATATATTTTGTATCCTGATGTTGTGGCTCTAGAACTAAACCCTTTATGGGTAACTCCTTTACCGTTTGCTTTTCCTGTTTCAGATCCGTATGCCATATTACATATTTACTTTAGAAATACTTCTTAAGTTGACTGACTCCTTGAGCAACTGCATCTTTGATTTTTGATGCAATAATATTGGTCAATTTATTTTTTATTGCAGTTTTAATATTATCTGCATTTGTTGTAAGATTTTTTAGACTTGTAATATTTAATTTTAATTTTTGATCAAGACCTGTCAACAGATTTATGGCTTTAAGAATCTCATCGGGATCTCCAGGCAGTCGTATTTTAGATAAAACTTTGTTCAATTCATTATTCACCATCGAAGAATTTTGGCTTAAAATACTAGACAGTTCCGCGGCGTCAATGTTTGGATTTTTCAACAGTAAAGCTTTCAGCGGTGCTGACTGTAAATTTGGATTTTGCTTGATCAGATCCTCAATTGCTTTGTTTTTTAGATCTCTCAATAATGAGTCTCTTGTTACTCTTTTGTAAGGCTCGTGTGTAGGAAATTCAGACACAGTTGTTTTTGTACCACCAGATGCTTCATTGGTTCTAATTCTTGTGCCATCGGTTGGCGCAATGGTGTTGCCATCTTGATCTTTAGTGATTACATCCACTGCACCAGTTGCAGTGATGCCAACTCTAACATGATTTGGGTTTAGCCATCCAGGTCCCCAAATACTCCTTGGTGGAACACTATTAAAATGCACTTGTCCAGCAGATGATAAATCTATTCTCTGCCCGGCACCATGTAATTGTTTCATTGGCGTATAAGAGGAAATTCCAAAAGCGCCATAATGTCTTATAGCTCCACCCTGCGAAGCACTTAGTATGCCAGACTGTCCCATGGTATGCACAAACTCTTCTGCATTAAGATTTATATCAGTCTCAGCCGTGATTGACACTTTGTTTTTGGCATGTAATTGTATGTTGTTGTCAGCGTGTATATTGAAATCGCCTTCTGTACGAAAACTTATTCCTTGATTGCTGTAAACATTAATTTTGCCGTCTCGGTCCATTTCAATCCAGGCCTTACCTGATCCATTCGCAAGATATACCACTCCTTCTGAATCATGCATCAATAATTGATGACCTGATGATGTTCTTAATCTAGTCAACTGATTGTTGCCCAATACATCACCGTCGTCCATTACAAAAGAATGACCTATGCCTCTGTCAGGGGTCACAGGTGCATTGTCAATACCAATATTCAATGATCGCGAGTCTGCCAATACTGGCCCAGGAGTACTCCAACCAAACACATTGCTTGGCGATTCCCTCCTAGCAGAACTACTGGTTGTGCCACGCACAGGATCTTGTACTAAGCCTGCCATATGTAATTGATCTGCTAATTTTACGTTCAACGGTAGTTGCCATTTATTAAGTGCAGATAATGTTTCACCTGATCTAATTATGCCTCTGTTTTTTTCTCCAGCTGGCAAAAATTTTGCACCGTATTTGTTAATTTCAGGATCACTAGATTGGCCTGGTGATGGAAACTCACCGGCTGTGTCCATGCCTTCACCTGTATTAATGTTTGATGCTAGGCCAGGCACCATATGGTTTGTAACAGGATCTTGAATACATCCAATCCAGAATGCAAGATTTTTGTTTGGTTCTCCCTTGGCAAAAATCACCAACACACTTGTATCAATGTCAGGTGGGATGGCCCACATTCCGTAACTGGCTTGTGATTTACTATACGACAGAGGATCGTTTGGATCTACAGAATTAATACTTTTTGCCCCATAAAATGGTGATAGATATCGACACCAAACAACTTGCTCCGAGGTTGGGTTTTCTGTGTTACTTAAGGCAGGAATGTTTACTCCCAGTCTTCCCATTTTTAAAGGGTCTTCTGTGTATTTTACCTGTCCTATAAATGGACCTCCAGTCTCATCAATAAACTTTTCATTGAATATTTTTTGATTATCCTGTGTATCAACAAATCCTCTTTTATCTTCGTACATAATATTAAATATCTTTTTTATTCACCTCTCATATTTTTTATAACACCGAAGGCGGATTGTCATCCCCATATGGGATGTCTGGTGCACCAGAATAAACTCGTTGTAAAAATGGTTTTCCTTCTCCGTCCTGGTTCAATAATCTATTACAAGTCAACACCTGGGTAAAGGCATTTTCACTGATTGATGATTCTATTCTAGCCACATGATACGTGCCAGTAAAAAAGGATTGTTGTTCTTTTGCTTTTTTATCAAAAAACATTGCACCTTTAATTTGATTCAAATCTGTTGGTAATCTGTACTCTAAAAAAATAATTGGCATAAAACTATCAGCGTTGAAAGATTCATATGTTTCATTGAAAGGCAAACTCCTCGGACTGCCACCTAGGTGGGTTCCTAGGCGATCTCCTGTGGGTGTGTACATGTCTTGACAAATATAAGCCGGATCCCCCAAAATTTCCAATTCAATTTTTAACATATCCGCCTGAGGATTTGTCAGATAGTCCATGAATTCTTGACTTTTTGCAGTCAACGGAGATTCAAGATCTGCAGAACTTTTGCCTTTACGTGTTGAAGGGTATGCTCTGACACCTAATATATTTTTTTCTGTAGCTTCCTGCCCTACTACTGAGATCTTTACCGCCTGACTGTCTTTGGCGACTAATCCAGGTTCCACTTTCTGCTTTGGATCACCAGTGATATTACGCTGATAAAAAGCAGTTTGATAAAAAATACGTAAATTTTGCACATCTACGTTTTCTCCTGTATAAATGTACCTGTATTTTTTTTCTACTTGGTCCTCTAAAGTTTTAGTGGGCACAGTTTGTCCAGGTTTTAAAAATTTGTGTACTGGTATACGATGAGGTATGGCAGTAAATTTAAATGTTTTTGGATGCATTTTTGTGATTGGATCAATTTTAGAAGTATCTTGACTAATATTAGTTTTGATTTTAAACCAAGGCACATAAGGATTTTGATCTATTAGTCGTGATAACCTTGCTTGTTGATCTGGCTGGTTTATAATACGAATTGCATCTCCTTCAGAGATTCTTTCGCCAGCAGGTCCCTGTCCTGTGGCCAGTTGCACAAATGATATCCAAAAATTGTTTGTTAAATTTAATAAGAACGGTGTGTTCCTAATTACATCTTCAAAATTTTTCACAATGCTGGTGCCCTCCACAATGGAAATACCCATTTCAGTTGAAATTGTTTCTGTTCCTGTATTTTTTTGAGTTTGTTCTGCTTGATTTACTCCGTCTGCCGCATTCAATTTTTGCTCAGGAAATTTTAGCATTTCCAATGTGATAGCACTTTGTCTCTTTCTTTGACCTGCCAAGGGACCGTTAACAAATACATAAATTGGGTCTGAAGCCGAACCAGTGGCGCCTATGCCTGTTGCGAACTGAATGTTGCCGTTTTTTAGTGCTTTGACAATTTGTTGTGCTGTAGATAACCCTGCCAAATTTTCTTTTCTATTTGCTATGCTGTCTGCTATAGATTCAGTTCTATTAATAGTTTTGTCTGGATTAGCAGGCAATCTATCACCTATGATATTGAATAGCTCTCTGTCTACCTCAAATATATACTTGTCCCAATACTCCTTAGTGCCTCTGTGTCCTTGACTTGACTCAGCCGCCATCATAACATTATTCAACTGGTTTTCTATCTTTCGAATATATTCGCTAATACTACTGACTTCCAATTGTGCTTGTGTTCTAGGAAATTTTATTTCGTCTGAATGTACCCTGTCAGCATATGGCACGGCTATGACATTATATTTGGCGCCTCCTGCATCAACTTCAAATTCAACATTTGTAATAAAAATAGGAATTTTTCTTTGTAATCTTTTTTTATTTTGTCCAATGTTGTGTATTTTTCTTCCTTGATTGTCGTATCCAACAAAATCAATGGTGAGTAAAAACGGTGCGTCCATGTAGTCTTTGAAGCCCATTCGAAAAGCCACTGCACGTATTTTTTCAATAAATGTGATTCCATAAGGTTCAACCAGTTCAAATTCCATTTTTGAAAAATCAGCCAGGTTCCGTTCATTGTTAGGACTTGGCACAGAAAGAATATTTACATTTTCAAAAAATATATCATGAGCTCGATCAAGGATTTCAATGCCTTCGTTATAATCAGGATTGTTCCTTTGTTCCCGTAATTGATTTTGCTCATATTTTTCCTGAATAGATTTGGTTAATGGATTTGAAGACGAGACCTCAAATGTAGAAATCTCCCCTCCTGGCAGCTCATCGCCTTTACCTATTCCGCCACTGCGAGCAATAATGTTCAGTAATGAGTCAGTCAAAAATGTCTTATCATCAATTTGTTTTTGACTAATTCCGGATAAAGTGAACAGTGTGTTGTACGAAGCAAATTCGTGTAGTCTATTTTTACGTGCCACTCTACACTCCTAAATCTGTGCGTATGTTTCCAGGTTTTGGTACTTTGATAGTGACGCCGGCGGCAAAGTCATAAATGGGGTCCTCAATTACATCCGGATTTCTTTGAGCAAACACCCACCATAGTCTTGGTGTTCCGTATAAGTCAAACGCCAACAAATCTGGTCTGTAAGCATATGTGGCATTCAATGTGACTTCGTCGTCATCGCCTTCGGCAGTGATAGGTCTTGGTACAAATAGTTCCAAGTTAACTTTGTTTTGAGGAGTAGCAAAGTACGGTGATGTAGCAGAATATTTGGCCATTAAATAAATCCTATATTTTCGCCATTGACATTGATTTGTCCAGATTTTGCAAAATCACTGAGACTAAATTGTGATACAGAATCTCTCGAGTACACAGGTGTTACCAATACAGATATGTTACTCAAAGTTGGAGCCCAGGTTGATCCCCTATCAGCCAATGTGACATCTCCTGGAATTCCAGTTCCTCCTCCAAATTCTCCAAAGCCGTCTTGGTCAACAAAACCGTTCTCTGGTTTATAATTTACAGTTCCTTTGCTAGATATATAATCTATACCTGATTGCAATTCTACGTTGAATGTGTTTACTACTACAGGGACATTTTTGAACACGTTTTCACCATATCCATTTAAAAACAACACTGGCGGAGGATTACCTTTCAGTGATGATTTCTTGCTTCCAAAAAACATTTTGGTTACTAATCTTAAGAAATGCACGGTAGCCACCCAATGACTTGCGTCTTCTTTATTCTGCACAGGAAATTCGCCAATAATATTGATTTGATCAACTTGTGAATTCTGATAAGCTTGAAAAGGATAATTGCTGTGTGTTTGTGCTAGGGCGTTATAATTTGCAGAGTGCTGAATTATACATGAAGGCGTCAACGGCCAAAACATTCCATTGCTGGGCACTAACGGAGCCAAAATATCTTCATTGCCATAGGTAGGTGAAGATGGTGTAAAAATTGCCTGTCTAAGTTCATGAGCTTGCGGGGGCAGTGTTAATTTCACACGCCAGTCAGTAGTGCTAGTGCTACCTCTGAATCTAGCACGTGTGGTTCTGATATCACTTTTACCGTCCAGACCGACACCTTGTAATCTTGCCACTGTTCGATTAACTGCATCTAAACCGCTTTGGACTGTTTTGCCTAAAGTTTCTGCACGTTCTAGTATTGACATTTTTTGGTTGCTATCCTTTGTTAAATTTCGTATACTTTACTGTATTTATAGGCACAATAATAGGCGCACTTTATATTCCATACGGCACGATTCAACAGACCTGTTTGTGGTCACTTTAACTTACATGAAAGATAATTATGAAACGAGTGAAGTACCTAAACAATCGAGATCTGTTGGCCCAAATACACGCCAGTAAAAACACTTACTGTTCGTACGTGGCACCTGAAGATGCACAATATGACCTTATTGTTCCAAACTTAAAAAAAATAAACGCCAACGCCATAGCAAGAGCCAGAAAAGCCAGATCAAAACGTCTCACTCAGGAAGCCTGGCAACAGGCCAAAGACGCAGGGCTAAAAAAAATAAAATTAAGCGATTACACTGTCAGCACAAGAAAAATTGACAAAAGCGATCTTGTGTTTAGAGTAATGACCTACGATCATATACCAATGGACGGTGACAGAAAGAAAAATCCAAAAAGTGTAGCCGATCATCATAGCCGAGTAAATTTTCCGCCGTTCCAACACTACAGATATGACAAAAAAGGCAAACTGAGATGTGTTGGTAAATCGCATTGGATTGGTGGAATGAGCAACGGATACTTTTCAGCTGATCACGGCAAAATCACAAACAGTCTAGCAATGATGTTTATGAAATTGTGTGAACGTTATGGCACAAGATCAAACTGGAGAGGTTACACATACAACGACGAAATGCAATCGCAGGCACTAATGCAACTGTCACAGATTGGATTACAGTTTGACGAATCAAAATCAGAAAATCCATTTGCATACTACACTGCCGCTATCACAAATTCATTCACGAGAATTTTAAATATTGAAAAGAAAAATCAAGCTATCAGAGATGATCTTTTAGAAATAAATGACATGATGCCTTCATTTACAAGACAGGGAGAAAATGAACGCTCGTCCCCCACTTTCAAAAAGAAAATGGCCACAGCACACGGAGATGTAAAAGTGGTCAACAAAACTGGTCTTGTCAAACTTAATCGCCAGCTACGCAAAGATGGCAAATTGGATTTTGATCAGGTAGGATATAAAAAAATTGATATTACAG